ATGGTGAGGGTTGCAGAGATCCGTTTGACTTGGCTGCCGTTGCAGAACGGAACTTTCTGCGCGATGCTTGGCAGGCATGAAGTCGCTTTTGTCATGAAACGCCATGCTCTGAGTGATTGGGCCTGGCGCATTTCCCACTGCAACGGGACCGGTGAAACAGGCTTCCGCTATGCACCGACATTCGAAGGCGCGAAGGCGGAGGTTCTTGCCGGCATACAGGAGTGGTTCCGTCAGGCAGGTTTTGATTAAGCTTCAGCGGCATACCCGAAGATTGGAAAGCCGCCGCGCTGCGGGCGCAACGCGGCGGCTGGAGGGTGTGCTTCTAAGGGTCAGGCATATTTAAGTCGTCGTGCGTCAGTTGCTCGGCGTGGTCGTTGGGCTTTCGCTACCGCCTGAGCCGGTATCCTGACCGCCGCCTGAGCCGGTATCCTGACCGCCGCCTGAGCCGGTATCCTGACCGCCGCCTGAGCCGCCATCCTGACCGCCGCCGGAACCGCTGTCCTGACCGCCGCCTGAGCCGCCATCCTGACCGCCGCCGGAGCCGCCATCCTGACCGCCGCCGGAGCCGCCATCCTGACCGCCGCCGGAGCCGCTGTCCTGACCGCCGCCGGAGCCGCTATCCTGACCGCCGCCGGAGCCGCTATCCTGACCGCCGCCGGAGCCGCTGTCCTGACCGCCGCCGGAACCGCTGTCCTGACCGCCGCCGGAACCGCTGTCCTGGCCGCCGCCGGAGCCGCTATCCTGACCGCCGCCGGACCCACTATCCTGACCGCCACCTGAGCCGCTCTCCTGGCCGCCGCCTGGCACGCTGCCGGCGTCGGCAACGACAAGAACATCGCCATGTTGACCGGAAAGCGCCGTACTCTGGCGCAGGCCGTCATCGAAGGCCGCTAGCGAGGCAAACGGCGTGGCAACGACATAGGCGAGACCAAGCAATGGACCGATGAGATTTTTTCCTGTTCTGCGCATTGTCCTGCTTCCTTCCCTGAAGTTTTGGACATGTTTCGAACCTCAGCCTCCAACGGGGCGAAGGATGGCACAGAAAGCACAGGCTTACGCAAGAATATTATAAACGTCTGATCTGCAACAGAATATCGGATTATAGGTACCCGCCGCCGCCCAAATTTGGCCACAAGATACAATCGGCAGTACTCTGTGACGGATTGCAATACATCCAACCGACCCGATAATGCTTTTTCTTCTATCGGTTATATTAAGAATTTCTCTTTCACTCGGCGATTGTGCCGGCTTTGCTGCAAACCGTTCGTGGTTTGCTGCATGTAGCGGTGGCAGGGCAAAACGGCTGGAAGAGGTGAAGCGAAAGCTGAAGAGAGCCATGGTTGTCTCCTCGTCGGGTCAACACCGCGTGAGGTTCCGATCTTGCCGCGACGTGAATCGCCCCTATCCTTTATTGTTCATCATGGAGGAACCGCATGGCAGACAATCCTGAGAAGAAAGGCCGCGATCGAGACCTGGTCTCCGAACAGGAGCACGAGGTCGCCTATCTAATGAGGACGGCCAAGGTGACGCGGCAAAAGGCGCTTCGAGCGATCCGGGAGGCCGGGCCAAGCCGAGAAAAGGTGATAGAGTATCTCGGCAAGCAATGACCCGGAATCAGCAGGAAGGCCGACGTTTCTCGCGCATCCCGCGCGCTCGGCAAGGCAGATCGAAGTCGCCGCGCCGGATTCCAGCGCCGCGCGACTTCGAGATCTCCTGAAAAGCGGCATAGGCGCCCTTGCTGTATTTCTCCCATGTGTTCGCCGCTGATCTCCAGACTCGCCATCGATGATGGTTGCGCGTGGGTGAGCGGCTCGGCAGCAAACGCCGAATGAGCAGCAAGTAGACGAGCCAGAACAACGCCTACTGGCCGAGCGAGTTCATCCAATTCCTAAAGTTCGAATCTGGTGGAACAGACGCCCACCTTAAGAGTTTTGCTGCAACACGTCCGTGTGAAGGAGGAAGGTTTGTGCCATGTTGCCCTCAACTTCATCTGTTCATGTCGTAGCTCCGGATGAGCACATTCTAACGGTCCAAGAGGCACTGGAGCCTTTGTACATGAAACTTGAGCAGGAGGCGGAGGCCAAGCTGCTCGAGGCAGCGGTGTCAGCCGGCTGGTCAGCCGAGGAAGCACTTGAAGCCATCGATGAGCTAAAACGGCATGAGCTCGAGTCAATAGCCACCCAGCACTAGAGGGTCCCTGAGCCTCGAAACCCTGATCCCCGGGGTCAATGCCGGGTTTGCGCCTCATGGCGCGATTTCCATTCATGCTGATGTTCAGAGCCGAACACATCCGGCTCCGCCTGAGCGACCGCGAAACCAAAGCTGCCCCGTTTCGTGCTGCCGGGCTGCTCGAAATCGTGGTGATAGGGGCCAGCCTCCCAATTGGGCTTTGCGCTCTGTTCGCCGCTAACCAAAGATCTCCGATGGGTCCCCAATTCTGGGCACTTCGACTATCGATTGATTGTTCTTCTTTTGTTCTTGCATTATCTCGTCGTCATGGTCGAGACAATTGGCGAAGCTTTCAGCCTGGGATGGCAGCTTAAAGCAAGGTGTGCGTTCGGAAATCGTGAGGGCATGAAGTCCGTTCGGCAGTGTACGTGGAGCTATGATCTGGACATGCTGACGCTGGTCGCGACCCGCGGACGGGACTTTCCGCTGGCGATGCTCGCCAGTCGCCTCCGCTGTCCGCGATGTGGGTCCAGGCGCATTGCCGTCGTGTTCATGCCACCGATTGAGGGAGATCGGCGGCGAGGGGCTGCATGATCTTGGTGTGGACTGTCACGCCCTCTCGCATTATGCGGATCTGCGCAGTATATGTTTCTGCCCGTCCCGGCGCTTTCGTTCGATGGTGCCCATGAATTTGCCACGAGCCCCCGACCGTTTGCGTCAATATAGCGGTAGCACAGCGGAAATAGGCTGAATTGGGATCAAACGAGAGCTGACGAGATATGAAGGAAACGGCGCAAACGGCTGGAAACGTGGGGGAAGGCAAGTACTTCAAGGCGCCTGTCTTCGCCGTGGCGCCTATGATCGATTGGACTGAAACGGCGATTAAATGAAGCAAAAACAAAGGTGCTTGTAGATTTGTAGCAAAATTGTAGCACGCCGATATCGCTCTGGCAGCATCAACTAGGCATAAACGCTCGCTTTCTGCTCGCCAAGTCGCAGCTCGGATGCCCTGCCGTGACCGGTTTGGTGGTGACCGATCGTCTGCCGCGGTTAGCCCGAACGGCCGCTTTGCGGACTTTTCGGACGCCTCGGGACACCACTTCGATCGTCGTGAGTGGGGCCGATTTCCGCCTGTCTGGTGCTAGGAACATGACCCCCGAAGGGTCATCACTTAGAGTTTCGGAACACGCAAATACATTGCAACCCCACATTGGGGACGCTACTTAGGTTTGATGACCCTGCTATCTGAACAGACTACAATCTTACGAGCACCGCGCGTGAGCGCCACGTACAAATCCTGGGCCGAGAAGGAAGAGGTGTCCAGCAGCACCGCGACATCGGCCTCGAGTCCCTTCAGGAGCAGAGTGCTTCCCACAGCTCTGCCCTTGATCTCTCGCCCAACCACCCTCTGCTGCTCACGAACCGACATCGCGAGCTCATGAAATCCCTCGGCATCCTCGCACGAATTCAAGGTCCGGAGGCAGGCAGAGAGAATGGCGGGGCGATGTGGCCTTACCCCTGCCTGCTTGTTTATCTCCACGAGCACCGTGTTCGCATTCGCGGGAGAAGGACTTAAAGCGAAGTCCAGAGCTGCCTGCTCGGCATTGGACGCCGACTTGGTCGCTGTTCCGTTTCTGAGTGCTTTGACCCGCGCCTTCATCGAAGACCCGTCCACGCCGGTCATGACCGACGTGGCGAAGTCGATCAAATCGTCGGTCGCCGCTGCATCATTGAAGGAGAACGTCTCGGCGAACGTGATGAAGTCGGTCAGGTCAACATTCTCTACGACTACTGCCCCCGGAGTGTGCCTGGCCACGTCCTGCTGCCGTTTCTTGTTGTTTCCAGCGCAGAGAATGAGGATCGAGCCGCCTTTGACCGGGGCGGCGGTTCGGGCTGCTTTCAGCAAGGACGGAGAATCCGTTGGGCCTGCGATTTCGACCCACTCGACCTCCTTTGGCGCCTTGAGCAGGTCGATGGGGGAACCTTCGCGGAGCAATGGGCGAATGTCGAGCAACCATTGCCCGAGCTCATGGCAACCCACATTGTTCCAGCGATGGGGGACGTCGAGCTCTCCAGCGAGCGGGAAAATCTTGAGAACCTCCGAATGCCAGTCTACCTTGGGACCTGACCAGCCGAAGATGCACTGCAGATCGTCTCCGAGGACGCAAGTGGGAAGCAGGCCGGCCAAGGCGACAACGATGTCGTGCTGGGGCTTCATGCAATCCTGATACTCATCGACCAAGAGTCGGGAGTAGCTGGCTTTCAAAACGTCGTTTAGATGGCCCGCCTCCAGCAATGACAGCGTATGCGCCTTAATGGCCGGATAGTCGCGACTTAGGATTTTGAGCTCAAGAAGAGCCGGATCATGCCCGCTTCGCACCGGGAAAGTTGAGATTAACTGCAGTGCCCATCCGTCGATCGTCGCCAAACGATAGTTTCGGGGTGGGACGCTCAGTCCATCGAGCCGCTTCTTGAGTGCCGCGACGCCCGCGTTGGTATGGGTCAGGACCAAGATCGGCTTCGCACCGTCATGACGGGCGAGTGTCGACGCTATTAGATGCGTCTTGCCGCACCCGGCAGGAGCGCTGATGCATCCACGCTCAATTTTCAGGAGGTCCGGTACTCCCTTCACTTGATCGCCCAACTGATGATCGACTGAACGACCGTCTTGAAGGGTACGTCAAAATCCTTGAATTGAGGCCCGATCACCTCTCTTGCCAAATACTCCATTCGCCCGATGTCCTTGAACCAACCCTTTTTGCCTCCTGCCGCCTTGGCGATCCACACCTTCTGTTCGGGCAACAGGCGATCCAGATCGGCCAAGGATTTAGCGTCTTCAAAATCCAGTTTCCCCCCCGATGCCGATTTGATCTTGCTGTCCAGAAGCTCCAAGTCTTCGGGGTTCACCCGCTCGGCAGCTTCCAGGATGGCCAGGATGACTGAGCCTGTCGCCGAGCAGATAATGGCGTCTTCGATCGATTGGCCTTCCGACCAGTGAAAGAGCTCACCGCCGTTTTCAACAAACGTCTTCGCCTCGACTGCCGGAACAGGCCTGTCGTTGTCTATGAAGATCGCGACGCGATATCCCAGCGCCTGAAACGCCTTCGCCCTTTCGAATGGCCGTGTTTCCGATCCCCCATCGCAATCGAGTAACGAGACTCCTGCGGCGTCGATGGATTCCTTGCCTCTCACTTCCGTCCTGAAAAGATCTATCCCACGGATGAAACCAATCTCAGTTTTCCCCTCGCAAATGAGGACGGACTTGGCCAGAAAAGAACTCGACGTGGCCCTCAACGCTCCTTGGACTTCTGAAGGCGCGGAAAGAACCAACGTCTGACCGCCGGCCTTGTCCTGACGAACGATGAAGACCTGATGGGACGAGAGCTCCTGCAGCGCTATCGGCGAATGGGACGTCGCAAACACCTGCATCGTCGGCTCGGTGTCTTTGGAGCCGAGAGACTTCAAGAATCTCACGATGCGATGGGGTTCCAAGCCCGTTTCTATCTCGTCGATGAGGGCAATCGATTTTGACTTCGACGCCTCTTTGTGCAGCCCCGCGGTGAGCAAGCGTTTCGATCCGGTCCCCATTCCTCTCAGGGGAATTCCGCTTTCGTCATGCAAAGATATGGACCCCGAACCGAACGCTACAGAATGTATGTCGAGCATGGCGGTCGCAGTCGAGCCGACTGAGATGCCGAGATGTTTCGCCGTCGCGTTAACGATATCGATCGCGTCCTTGAGCTGGTCCTTTGCCTTATCTCCGAAGGTCGTCCTGGCTTCTCGAGCGGCGGCCGAAAGGACACCGGAAGTGTTGGGCTTCTCGTCCGAGAGCTTATTCAACAGCGATCCGCGACGCCATGCCAGATGACTGTCGCCCCCCGCGCCGAGTCTCAACGGCGACAGACGTTCCCGATCCGCCCACTTCAAGTTCCTGTCCAATCCTTTCGCGGCCGCTCTTGAAGACTCCAATGACCAAACTGGTTCCAAGTCTTGCGCCACAGTAAGCCGTAGGCATAGGGTCGTCTCGAGGCCGCTAGCCGGTTCGTCCTCGAGCTCATTTTTGCCGGCGTTGTACCCACGCAGGAAGTCGCCATAGGCGTCGATACTCTTTAGTGCGTCCTCCAGAGCGCCCAAGACGACTGTGATCGATATCGGCTGCGATACGTCGACGTCGTGGAAGTCTGCGTCCGTGAAAGCCGCGATCCGTCTCGCGCCGAGGCAGAGGTCGATCGCATCGAGCACCGATGTCTTGCCGGAGTCGCCTGGCCCGATAAGACAATTGAATCCTGGGCTAGGGGTCCAGGACAGATTTTTGATGCCCCTGAAATTTCGAATGTCCAATTTTCTGATCGCCGGCATTGCTTCGCTGTCCTTGCACCTAGTGTTTTGCTCGCGCGTGCTGCACACTTGTTGCATTGCGGATCAGTGCGACTCATGCGAGCAAAATACGACAACTACAGATCAACTTTGGGCGTCAATCGCAAGGCGTCGTCTTGCTTGGAGAGGCGGGTAAGAAGCTGGAGTAGCGTCTCCGTCGCTGTAAGCGTCCAGCGGCCAATAGTGGCTGACTTTGCAGCACACGGCCGGCACCGCGTTCCACGTTTATGCGATGTCTGCTTTCGGGCATGGCCCGACAACCGTTCCTACAACCGACATTGGGCGCACAGCGGTCATTTTTGAACCGTGGCTGGTAAGTCGTTTTCGGGTCGGAGCGGGCGGGCCTCCGTAACCGCCGAAAGGAACAAAGGCAGAGCCACCGACATTCTTGGACGTAGTGCAAGCGCCCTTATATTTTCATCGGTGCAGTTGGCGGAACTCCCTTAGTGCTGCCTCGCGCCTCCGATCTAGATAATCGGCCAAATCTTGCAAATAGACGCCCTTCTGGCACTTCTGAGACGTCTCCGCCCTCACTACCGGCAGGGCGATTTCGCCAGTTCCGACCTTCCGAAGAAATTTGTCAGGCGTAAGGTGATTGAAATAGTCGCGGCAGACATCCTCGACAGGAATGATCGCCTTGCCGCCATACTGGGCGAACAGGAGGAAGGATGTCGAAAAGGCCTGGTGGGAAATAGGGTCGGGCGTCTTCATCTCTACGCTTTCTCACATACGAATTCTGGACCGCCGTTGTGGCCGACCATGCCGCGCTTCGCCTGTGCACGGCGCTTGGCGTTTTCCTTGCGGGTGACCATCTCGACGTGATCCATTTCCGGTCGCACGCAAAGGCGGTTGCGGCAGGCGTGGTCGAGTTCTTTTTTTCCGGGGATATAGCCATGCTCGTTGGTCCACATAGCGATGTGTACTGCGACTGTCTGGCCGTCGAGAGACATGCGGGGGTAGCCCTTGCCTCGACCGTTCTTGCCTGAATCAGGGCCGGTCCACTCCCAGCAGCCTGTTACCAGATCGATGCGGACCCGGGACATGATCTTTGCGCGGATGCGATCACGACGGCTGCTCATCCGCGGCGCCTCCACGCATCAAAGGCATTGCGCAGATCCTGCCAGCGCGCAGCTGCGGCCGCAACATCGTTCAGCTCGCTGCGCGAGCGGATGCTCAGGATCGAGCGGACCTTTGTCGCGGCCCGATCATCGCTGAGGGGCCTGATCAGGCCGTGGCACTCCTCGAGAAATTTCTTGAAGGCCGGCTCGGCGCATTTCATTGCGCATTCAGCGGCGTAGTCTTTCGGCTTCTGCTGGTGCTGCGGTGGCGCGTGGCGGCGCAGTTCGGCGACAAGGGTGCGATACCGGCCGGCGAGCGCGTCATAGGTCCCGAGCAACCAAATCAGGTCATAGGGCGCGTTCAGCACCATCTCGCTGTCGCCAATCGGCGCGTCGGCGGCGATCGTCGCGATGAGGAAAGTGCCTTCGCTGCTTGCCGCAGTCAGGCAGAGCCGACCACCGTCCGACTCAATGCCCCAGTCCGGGGTCGCGAGCGCGACCCGGTTGCGGATCGCGTCCATGCGTTTCTGCTGCAGCGAGGGCTCCGGGTGGCTCATCGGCGGACCTCGTCGCACAGCGGGCGATTGGCGACTTGGAGGGCGACTTCGAAACGGTCCATGTCTTCGCCCTCAGATCTTCGCGTCGGACGCGTACTGCCATTCCTTGCGGAAGGCAGTGGTTCCGGCCAGCGCTGCGGACATCAGGAACGCGATCGAGAGTGCAAGGATGGCGCAGGCGAGGAAGAAGCGATTGGGGCTCGCTTCGCGCCGCGCCTTGTTGTGTCCGGTGAAATGCTCAGTCATGGCCAGAGGGCTCCAGAGCAGGATCAGGGGAAGGGGAGAGTAAAGGCGAGGCCGGCGAGCGCGCCGCGCATGAACCACAGGGGCAGGGGTCCACGGCGACGCGCCCTCTTCGCCATGGCGCTACGCCGCGCGGGCCATGGCGGTGGCGAGTTCGGTGGCTCGCTGGCCGAAGAGCTTGACCTGTCGTTCCGAAAATTTTCCGGTGAGAATCAGATCTCGATCTGTGCAGCCCTCGCCGATTGAGCGCATCGCCTCGGCCATGCGCTCAATGGTGTTCCTGGTGTGAATTCCGCCGTTCGGTTGCATGTTGGTCTCCGGGTTCGAGGAAGATGACCTCCCGGCGGCGCGGAGACTCAAGGCTGTGTTTTCCGCACCGCCCTCACTTGGGGGTGATGCGGACAATAATGCGGCTAAATATCCGCTGTCAACCACCGAATGCGGCTAAATGACCGCACTACAATCATTCCTGATGTGTTCGGCTGCGGCAGCATCGCGAATCAGAACACAAAAAAACCCGCACTCGCGGGTTTCTCAGCGGCACTCTCGCCCAGATTTTATCTGACGGTACCGAATTTGCGGAGCACGCGGCCGACGATAAAAAGTTCTTCGGCCGGCCATTCTTTCTTCGCATGTCGAGGGTTGTCTGAAATCACAGATACGGTCTGCATTTCCGCGCCAGGAGCGCTAGAGACCTCTATGCGTTTTACAACCACGCCGCCAATCTCGTCGAGGACCGCATACAGACCAGGCGGCGAGGGCCAACGGTGACGCGTATCGATGAATACCACGTCTCCCTCATCCAGCGTCGGCTGCATCGAATCACCTTGGACGGGGAAGACTGCTACGTCGTGCGCAGACAAACCAAGCGCGGTAAGTATTGGCGGTGGCAGGCGCCAATACTCGCGCACGTGCTCGGCCGCAAACGTCATCCCGTGGCGTCCAGGGACACCCTCCGACACAATGCTTAGACCTCCCCCACCCATGCCGCCGGTGATGTCAATTTGCGCTGAAGCGTCGGTAGGTATTCCCCTAACGCCGGTCTCCGAGCCAATCGTCATCAGTTGTTCCACGTCCTCCCCACTCGGATTATCAGGATCGTAGGAGGACACGACCGGGCGCTTGTTGGTCGTCGAGAGCAAGGTCGTTATGGATACATCCAGTCCCTTTGCAATCTTCTGAAGCGTTTCGCCGCGGGGCGACGCGCCTCCTCGTTCAAATAGCTTGCGGAAATAGCTTCGTTCGAGGCCCGCGGCGCGCGCCGCACTCTCGTACGTCATGCCCTTCTGCTCGATGATCTCTTTGAGTTTCTCAATCACTGTCTTGCTCATGCGCGGATTATCGTCCGCGGCGTTTGTTTGTGAATGCGGTCTTTCAGGCTTGACACATGCGGTTATTTAGCCGCATTCATGTCCGCATGAACTTGAGACAGCAAATCATCGCGGTGGCGGACACCTTTGCCCAAGCGCGCGGGATCGGTCGGAAGCGGGTTTCTACCTTGGTCCTGAACCGAGGTTCGAAGCTCGATGACATCGCGGCGGGCGGCGACTTGGCAACGGGTACTTTTGAACGCGCCATGCTCTGGTTGTCTGAAAACTGGCCGGAAGGGGCTGAATGGCCCGCCGGCGTGCCGCGCCCTGCCTTTCAGACGGAGGCGGCCGAATGAAGTTTCCGCAGCAAGGTACCGGTTATCTCCTCCCGATCGGCGACCTTGCCACCTGGCAGGGACGCGCCCAGGTTCGGCGCGTCCCTGTCTCTGTTTTTCCGTCTGCCTATCCATGCGGCCCTCCCTGATCTGATGGGCTGACCCTAAGCGGCCGGCGCGCGGCCTTCACGGAATCCTTTCGGTTGATTTTTTCCTTGACCCAAATTCAGGGGTGTTTTCGTGCGTGCAATTTCTGACGAACATGCATCCATCATCAAGGCCGCCACGGCTGCGGCTTACGAGGCGCTCGGCGGAGTTAGCCGGGCGGCCGAGGCGCTCGGCGTCGCTTCCTCGACGCTGACCAAATACGCCTCCACGGGCGAGGAATGGCGCGACAGCTTCATCCGTCTCGATCTTGCCGTCGAACTGGACCGGCGGTGCGATCATCCTTTCCTGCTCACTGCCATGTCGCGGATCGTGAAAGACGAGCGCGTTTCGAGCTTCGGAGCGGTCACCGCCAGCGCGGCCCTGCGCCTCGACGGCGTGCTCGACGATGTCGTGCGCACCGTCGCTCAAGCGATTGAGGATGGCCGTATCGACGCGGCGGAGCGCCAGGCCATCCGCAGTCGCATCGTGGCGGCGAAGCAGGATCTTGCCCGCCTCGAAGCAATGATGATGGACGGGGCGGCGTAATGGACGGCGGACCCGAAAATCCGACCAAGACCGTGACAGCGATCTGCGCACTGCTAGCCGACGACCCGGAAGCGGCCGTGAGCGTTGTGACGGTCGCCTGTGCCGCGGCGGCGATCACGGCCGGACTGGACGACGAGTCGACCGTCGACGGGCTGCGCGCGGCGCTCGAATCCATGCGCGGAAACGGCCTCGGCGATATCGTCCGGAAGGGAGTGCACTGATGGAGCGCGCCACCCTTTCCCCCGCGTGCTGGACTGCCAGCGGACCGGTCGGACCGCGCTGCATCGCGCTGTTGCGGCGGGTGCGGGCGAGCGGCGACGCATACACGCTCATCCGCAACGTCGACCGTGATGCAGTGGTCAAGGCGCTCGCCGCCGACTTCGTCGCTTGGGTCGGCCGTAGCCGTGACGTCGTGCGGCTGACGGCGAGGGGCGCGGAATATCTCGATCGGCTGGCGAGGGTGGAATGACGACGCTCTCCCGCCAGGTCCTCGTCGAACGCGTTCTGACGCTCTGGCTTCAGGAGAACCGCGATACGCACTCGATCGCAGCCGAACTCGGCATCGATGAAGACGAAGTCTGCAAGATCATCGAACAATCGGAAGGAAGAAGGCCATGAGCGATCAGCTTCCGAAGCTTGGGCCGAAGGCGCGCTCGATCGTCGACGCAGTGTTGCGGGAAGGCATCTATCGCGCATCGAAAGAGTCCGAAATCGCCGTTTGCCGCAATCTGAACAGCCGTCAGCTCCTCTCTCGCGACAGGAAGGATGGCGCGGTCTGGTATCCGACGGCGAAGCTCTGCGAGCTTGCCGGCGTGATGCCGCCGGAAATCGGGCAGGGGGGCGAGGGCGGACCCGGCGCGCCAGATTCTCGGGTTCAGCCCGAGGAGGGCGCCGATCGCCTCCCTGCGCCGGCCGAGATCGAGCCTTCGCCGACGGCGGACCTGCCGCCGCTCACGCGCCTGCCGCATCATCCGCTCGCCGCCCTTTTCCCCATGCTGCCCGACGACGAGCTGCGCCGCCTCGCAGACGATATCGAGGCGAACGGGCAGCAGGAACCGGTCTGGCTGCTCGACGGCAAGATCCTTGACGGGCGGAATCGCGAGGCGGCTTGCCATCTGGTCGGCATCGACGCCTGGACGAAGGAATACGAGGGCAAGGACCCGCTCGGCTTCGTGCTCTCGCTCAACCTGCATCGCCGGCACCTGACGGAAAGCCAGCGCGCCATGGTGGCGGCACGGATCGTCGATTGGGAACGCGGCATCAACCAGAGCACAGCCGGGGATGCAAATTTGCACGCCCGCGAGGCGGGGCGCCGGCTTTCGATTTCCGAGCGCGCGGTCAAGGCAGCAAAGCGGGTGCGCGACCACGGGGTCGAGGCGCTGTCCGATGCCATCCGCGACGGGCGGATCTCCGTCCATGCCGGCGAGGCCCTGAGCCACCTGGAGCGGGCGGCGCAGGAAGAAGCGTTGCGGCTCGAGGAAAAGGAGATCATCCAGCGCGCCAAGGAAATCCGCCAGAAGCGGCAGGAGATCCGTCATGCCGTGCGGCTGACGCATATGGCGCATGTGGCAGAGGCCGGCTCGTCGACTGCAGGCAAGGTTGGTCAGAAGTTCCCGGTCATCTATGCAGATCCGCCGTGGCAGTTCGGCGTGCGCTCGGAAGTGACGGGGCGCGAGAAGGGTGCCGAGAACCACTATCCGACCATGCCGACGGATGCGATCTCCGCGCTCTTCGACGAGATCGGCGCACCGGCCAAGGCGAATTCCGTCCTCTTTCTTTGGGCGACGAACCCGATGCTGCCCGACGCTTTCCGCGTCATGGCCGCGTGGGGCTTCACCTATGTGCACCATTGGATTTGGGACAAGGAAGTGGCCGGAACCGGCTATTGGGGCCGCGATCGGCACGAGCTGCTCCTGATCGGTAGGCGCGGCGACCCGGTTTCGCCGCTTCCCGGCTCGCAGCCGGAGACGGTCTATCGCGAGCGGAAGGGCAGGCATAGCGCCAAGCCCGATTACTTCGCCGAGCAGATCGAGCGGCTCTATCCCGCCATGCCACGCTTGGAAATGTTCTGCCGCAGCCCGCGCCCGGGCTGGACGGCATGGGGGTTTGAGGCGGCAACCGGGGAGGCCGCTGAATGACCTCCATGCTTCCCATCATCGAGGAACTCGCCGATGCGCCGGACCACGAGGCGCGGGCGCGCTGGCTGCTCGAAGTGCCCCTCGCGGTGATCATTCGCGACCAGGTGACCATCCATCGGCTGCTCTCTGCGGCCGGTTTTCACGAAGGCCTAGCCTACTTCGCAGCCGAGGTCGCGGCGTTATCGGCGACGCGCGGCCGGGATGGGCTCGCGCCGAACACAATCCGCATGACGCGGGAACACGCCCGCATTGGAGTTCAGATCATTGCGCGCGGTGGCGCGGAAAAGGGGGCGGCTCTATGATGAAACTAGTACGAGACAGCAATGCCAATTTCCTTGGCGGCTTCAACAAACGCCCGGCGTGCCAGGTAAGAGGGGGATTGGCCGATCAAAACGTCGGCGCACGTCTGCACGGCAAATGTGTAAGCCGGCCCTTTTACTACCGGCCATCGGTCACTCAACAGTGTGGCGGCGCTTCGCGTCGTCGCGACACTTTCAATAAAGCCTGTGTCCGGCAAACGGACAAGCACCGCTTCACTCCACGGACCGACATTCATGGCGAGCCTCAATTGCGCGATGCGGCTCAAACGTTGCGTCAGTTGAATAGTTCCGGCAGAGAGCTTGTGAACACACCGTTGGCCCAAAGGGCGCCTTCATGGGGCGTAGAATGAGCCAGGAAGCCACAATCCGACGCGGTGTGCGCAATGCGCGCTATGCGGCAATCCCGAACCATGTCTTTGAGGATGCGCGGCTGTCAATGGAGGCAAGATGGCTCTTGAGCTACCTGCTCTCCAAGCCAGACAACTGGACCGTCGTCATCGGCGATATCATCAAAAAGGGCAATTGCGGGCGCGACAAGGCTCGCAAGATGATCGCCGAGTTGGTCGACCTTGGTTATGCAGAGCGTGAACAGCAGCGCGAGGACGGCAAATTCGGAGCTTCAGTGCTCGTGATCTTCGACGAGCCGCGCTGCGCCACGGCCGCTGAAAACGGTGCCGAAGCGTCTGGTGTTGCAATTCTACCGCAGACGGATTTACCGGCGACGGTTTCGCCGGCGCCGGTAAAATCGGCACATAGTAATAACTCAGATTCAGCAAATACTGATTATCAGATTCTGAGAGAGGGCGGGCGCGAGGCTCCGGAAGATGGGCAGGAGCCGGAAGACCCGAGGAAGATCGACGCCGCCTTCTGGGCGCTGGTGAAGGATTGGCCCGGCTTCGCCGGCATGCCGAAAGAACCGGCGAAGCGGGCGTGGCTCGCGCTGACAGCCGAAGAGCGTAGGGAAGCGTCCGAGCGCTTCCCGCGGTGGCTGCAGCTGCTGAAGGCGCAGAAGAAATCCCACACCCCGGCACCATCGACCTACTTCGGCGAAAAGCTCTGGATGGACGTTCCCGCGCAGAATGAGGCGGCGAAACCTGCGAACGCCATGGCTGCGCCGTTCGGCAAGCTCTGGTCGGCAACGCGGCTCGCCGAGCTGCTACTGCCGCCGTCTGGGATCGTCGCTCCTCCCACGAAGTTCGAGCAGATGCAGATCGATGCCGGGCACGTGTCCCTTGCTGACGTGATGGCCGAGAAGCGCATGCGGGCAGGATGGCCGTCGGTGAACAGCATGCAGGAACGGGCACGCTCGGCGCAGGGCTCGATTTGCCCGCTGGCGCTTGAAGAGGCGGGGCAGGGCTTTCAGGCGGTGAAGCGTGACGGCGATCTGCTTGCCGCGTGGCAGCGTGAGCACAAGCGGCGCGGCTGGCCCTTTCCGGAAGGGCGCTTGCCTGAGTGGGTCTATTTCCCGGCGATCGAGGGCGAGGGCGATCTCGACTTCCTCGTGGCCGAAGCGGTCGAGCGCTACCGCGAACGACTTTCCGACTATCTCGCGAACAGCAGCAAAGGCGATGATCATGCAGCGTAGCACGTTTACCGGAAGCCCGATTGCGCTGCAGGGCCACGATCGTTTCGCCGATCGGATGCGGAGAATCACCGACGGCCTCCTCGACGAGGGCGCGCTCCTCACGGCGAATCTCCGAATCAGCGGCGGTAAAGCGCCGTGGTTTGCGCTTCGGGTCTGGACGGGCCGCGAGAAGACTGTGGAAAAAAGTCTCGACGCCATGGGCGTGCGGTCGCTCGTACCGATGCGGAAAGGGCCGGATTTGCGCCGTCGCGGTCGGGTGATCGAGGGGCAGATGATGCCGGTTATCCATGGTTATGTTCTCGTGCAGATGATGGCACTGTCCGAGTATCTCGCCGGATTGCTGGGCCTCGAGCATGTGATCGATGTGCTTGGCGGGTGCGAGCGACCCATGCGCCTGAGCGACAACGAAGTCAGCAGATTCAACGGTCTGGCTCGCAAGGGTAACTTTGACTGGAAGCGCCCTGTTCACCTGGTGGTGAGGGCTGGAGAACCGGTATGGATCACGGCTGGGCCCTTCTGCGATCGAAAGGCAACCGTTGTCACTCCCGGCAAAAAGGGCCGTGGCGACGTGGTGGTCTCGATCGGTTTGATGGGCGGCGAGGTACCGGTGACAGTGCCTCTTGCTTTGCTCAAGAAGTTATGAGAGTCATCTTGCCATTGGATGAGCTGATGATCCTGCAGTGAGCCTCTGAGAACGCACGAGAGTGCGGGGCAAAAAGCCCGAGGTCGGTACACCGGTCAGCCCCAGCCCTGAGAGCCTCGAAGCCGAGGCGCCGATTCAGGGTATGTGCGAAAGCTATGACCAGATGACAGGCGGCCGAGAGGTCGCCTTTTTCGTTTAAAGGATATGGACATTTTTCGGAGCTTCTGATGATCGATGCTCAGATCAAAGTCGATCTTCGGCAATTCAATCGATCCCTGACGGACATCGAGCGAAAACAGCTTCCCTATGCCATCATGCTCACGCTGAACGAGACGGCCAAGGGTGGTCGCCTCGAAGTTCAGCGAGAGATGGATCGGGTCTTCGACCGGCCAACCCCTTACGCAAAGCGGGGCGTCGTCTATGAACGCGCATCACGGCAGAACCTGAGGGCGGCGGTTGTCGTGACCGGTGACCGCACGAAGGGCGGCTTGCCTGCGACGGCATTCCTCGGGCCGCAGATCGAAGGCGGCATGCGCACCCATAAGGCCTTCGAGCGGCAGCTCGTCGACCGTGGTTTGATGCAGCGGAACTTGGTGGCCGTGCCGGCAAAGCGGACGCCGCTCGATCGCTACGGCAACATGACGCAAGGGTTTCTCAACCGCGTCATGGCCGACCTGCAGATCGACTATCGTGGCGCTGGTGCGACCCGTACCCGCACATCATCGTCGCTCAAGCGGAACAAGAACTACAAGAACGCGCGGTTCTTCGTGCCGAGGCAGCCGTCGCACCTCCACCCGGGCGTTTACCAGCGAGATCCGGCAACGAACGCCATCCATCCGGTGATCTTGTTCGTGCCTCAGGTCTCGTATCGCATCCGCCTTCGCCTGCGCGAGGTCGTCGAGCGATATGTGGTCGCCAACGTCCACGATCATTTCGCCGTCGCCTTCCAGCGGGCGGTTCGGACGGCCCGATAGGTCCTCCGACGGTTCGCGGGTCCTTCCTGGCATCCGCCCGCCTGCGGGTATTTGGCACGGCGGAGGTTGTCCAGTCTGAGCGATTTTTTGAAGCCTAAAGTCAGAGCCTAAACTAAAGAGCCGGGCTAAAGAACGAGCGTTCCTAAAGATGAGCCTTGCAGCTGACATCATGACGAAGAGCGCGTTTGCGGCTCATGTCGGCGTCAGTGCCGGGCGCATCTCGCAGTACATCGCCGAGCGGAAGATCTTCGGTGATGCGCTCGAAGGCGAGGGGCGGAACGCGAAGATCCGCGCATCGGTTGCGGTCGAGCAGCTGCGCAAGACCCTCGATCCATCGCAGCGGTTCGGAGCGAACGGCGCGGCGACGCGATCGGCGCCGGTTGCTTCCGAGCTGTCGTTCGATGGGCCGGAGAAGCCGAAGGCGCCTTTAAAGCCGACCGTCATCGCCGACCCGTTTATTGACGAGGTCGCGGCCGAGAAGCTCAAACAGCAAAAGATCACCACCGCGCGCATGGAGCGCGAGGAAGCGCTCGAGCTCGGCCGGTACATGCTGACCGACGATGCTCGGCGAGAGATGGTCAAGGCCGTGGCCGAGGCGTTCAAGGTCATGGAGCAGGCCATCCCCGAGATGGCGAAGGCGATTGCCGCCCAGTTCTCGGTGTCGACCCATGATGCGACCCATGTGCTGCTGAAGGCCTTCCGGGACCACCGAGCCAAGAAGGCGCGCGACTTCGCCGACGCAGCGGCCGAGTTGGACGAGCATGTCGAGGACGAGCAGCAATGACCGTGCTGTTCAATCCCGAGCGGCTCGCTCTCAGCGTGCTTGCCGAGATCTGCGAACCGCCGCCGGCAGTCGATTATCTCGACTGGGCGAAGCGGAACATCGTGTTCTCGGAACGCATCACGGACCATCCTGGGCCGTACAACGAAGACCTGGTGCCGTTCTTCTCGGAGATCCTGCGGGCGCTGTCGCCGGAAGATCCGTGCAACATCGTCAGCCTCGCGAAGTCGGCGCAGATCGGCGGTACCATCTGCGCCAACATCTTCACGCTCGGCTCGCTCGACATGGCGCCCGGCGATTTCCTCTATGTCCACCCGACCGAGGAGAACGCCGCCCGCTGGTCGAAGACGAAGCTGATGCCGCTGGTGCGCGAGATGCCGGCGGTCGCCAAGCTGTTCTCGCAAAACAGCCGCGATGCGAGCAACTCGGTGCTCTACAAGGAACGCATCGACGGGCGCGGCGCCATCCAGGCGGCCGGCGCCAACTCGCCGGCAGGCCTGTCGATGATCTCGCCGCGAAAGCAGGTCCAGGACGATCTTGCCAAGTGGCAAATGAACGAGGCCGGTGATCCGGAGGTGCAGGCGGACAGCCGCAGCAAGGCGTTCTTCAACGGCAAGATCTTCAAGATCTCGACGCCGATGGTATCGCCGGGCTGCAAGATCACGTCGAACTATCAGGAAGGGACGCAGGAGACCTACCATGTCCCGTGTCCGCACTGCCAAGAGCTGCAGGAGCTGCGCTGGGAGAACATGCGGGATCACATCGATCCCGAGCATCCCGAGCAGGCACATTTCGTCTGCATCCATTGCGGCTGCGAGATCCACGAGCACCATCGCGAATGGATGGTGAAGCCGGAAAACGGCGCCAAGTGGGTTGCCAAATATCCGGAGCGCGGCCGCCGCCATCGCTCCTTCCGCATCTGGATGGCCTATTCGCCGTTTGAGCGCTGGGAGAACCTGGCGCGCGAGTGGCTGACGGTCCAGGCCGGCGGCCCGGAGAACCGGGAAAAGGGCTCTGGCGCCGAGCAGACGTTCTGGAACGACTGGCTCGGGCTTGCCTTCGAGGCGGACAACAAGGCGATCGACTGGGAAGTGCTCCGCGATCGCGCCGAGGAACACGGTTTCCAGCGCGGTGTCATCCCGGCCGAGGCGCTGGCGCTGGTGCTCGGCATGGACGTGCAGGGTGACCGTGTCGAGTGGCTGCTGGTCGGTTATGGCAGGAACCGGTACCGGGCCGTGATCGATCACGGCGTTGTCGACCATCGCGCCGGCAGCCACCTGGCCGACGCCAAGGAACATTCCGGCCATATCTCGGAGCCGGAGGTTCGCGCCGCCCTCGACCGGCTGCTGCAGCGCGAATGGCTCGACGATGCCGGCCGCAAGCGCACCGCCGATCGCGTGGCGATTGACGGCAACGCCTATACCGACGATGTCTGGAACTGGGTTCGCAAGCATCCGAAGTCGCGCGTCATCATGGTGCGCGGCGGCAATACGGAAGCCGCGCCGCCGATCGTGCAGACGAAAGAGTACGACCGAAAGGGCAAGCCGAAGAAGCAGAAGTGGTCCTCGCGATTCTTCACCTTCAACGCCTCGGCCTTCAAGATCCGGCTCTATCGGGACTACAAGAAAGACGATCCGGAGCAGGCGGGCTACATCCGTTTCGCCCGCGGCTTCGGAGACGATTTCTACCAGCAGGCGACATCGGAAGCCCGCGTACCCGAGAAGACCCGGAGCGGTCACACCCGCTACGTCTGGAAGCTCGCCGAGGGCAAGCGCAACGAAATCATCGACATGCTCAACCAGAGCCTGGCCGGTGCCTATCGCTGGGGCGTGCCCTACTGGACCGACGAGGAATGGGACGCGATCGCCGATCGCCTCGGCCGCCTCGAAGCGCCGCAACAGGGCGATCTCGAGGATCATCTGAACCAGATCGCCGTCAAGACCGAACCTGCCGCAGGCCAGAGCGCCGCGGCAGAACAGCAATCGCCGCTCGTCGCTGCCGCCCTCGCGCGCGCCGCCCGGGCAGCGCAGCGAAACCGCTAGGAAGATCCATATGGCACTGACCGAACAGGAACGCGCCGTGCTTCTGGCACGGCTCGACGACGCACGTGAGGCCTTGCACCAGATGGAGATCGGCCGCGCCGAGGTCTCGCTCAGCTATAACGGCGAGAGCGTCACCTATGCCGCGACCAATATCGGCGCGCTTCGTCAGTATGTCCGCGACCTCGAGGCGAAACTCGGCCTTCGCCGCTTCGCCCGGGCGCGCAGCCGTGGAGTAATCTTCGGATGAGCGGCGACGTCACGATTCTCGGGCCCGATGCGAAGCCGCTTTCGCCGGCAGTACGTGCGGCTGCCCGCGTGCAGGTCGCGAAAAACCGGCTGATGGCGTCCTCGGCCTACCAGGGTGCATCCTACGATCATCCGTCGTTCGCCAAATGGCGGCCGGGCACCTGGTCCGGTCAGTCGGCGCTGACCTGGTCGCGCGCCGAGCTCGTCGACCGGCTGAACGACGTGGCGCGCAATGACGGCTGGGGCGCCGCCGGCACCTCGCGCCTCGTCGACAACATCATCGGCTCCGGCTGGACGCTCGCGGCGCGGCCAAACCATGTTTCGCTCAACATGACCTTTGAGCAGGCGGAGGAGATCGCCGACAAGATCGAGGCCCTGTGGCGCGACTATACGCAGGACGTCGACAAATGGTGCGACGCCGAGCGGACGAAGACCATGGCCGGCGTTCTCGGCCTTGCGGCCCGTCAGCGGTTTGGTCCCGAGGGCGAGGCCTTCGGTGTCATCGTCTGGCAGGACAATGCGCCGTTGTTCCAGACGGCAATCCATGTCGTCGATCCGGCCCGGTGCTCGAACCCGAACGGGCGCATGGACGAAGAGTTCCTGCGCGACGGCGTCGCCATCGACGGTTACGGCGCACCGGTCGGCTATCACTTCCGCAAGTCGCATCCCGGCGAGTTCTTCGCCGGCAATACCGGCCTGTGGCACTGGGAGTATGTCGAGCGCGAGACCGAATGGGGGCGCCCGATCGTCGTGCACGCCTACGAGCAGAAACGCGCCGGCATGACGCGCGGCGTTTCCGACTGGGCTCCGGTCATGCGGTCGATCAAACAGTCGACCGACTACGAGGACTATGAGAGCCAGGCGGCAATGCTGAACGCCGTCATGGCCGCCTTCATCGAGACGCCCTTCGATCCCGAAGAGATGCTCGAGGCGATGGGCGCGGATTACGGCAATGACGGTATCGCCAAGCTCATCGGCGAAATGTCGGCCGCGCAGAAGGCCTATTACGGCGCCGCACCGATCGACTTGCCCGGCGTTCGCATCAACACGCTGCAGCCTGGAGAAAAGGCGACGCTGACCAAGCCGGAGCACCCGAACGCCAATTTCGAGGCCTTCGTCAATGCGGCGTTGCGCAAGGTCGCGAGCGCCATCGGCGTAACCTACGAGCAGCTCACCATGGACTGGAGCCAGGTGAACTATTCGTCGGCACGCGCGGCACTTCTGGAAATCTGGCGCGGCTTCACCGCCAAGAAGGGCGGCTTCGCCTCGCAGTTCATGGCACCGATCTATCGGGCATGGCTCGAGGAGGTGTTCGACAAGGGCCTGATCGAGCTCCCGGCGGGCGCCGTTCCTTTCGAGCTGAACCCGGCCGCATGGTGCCATGCGGACTGGATCGGCCCCGGCCGAGGCTGGATCGACCCGCTGCGCGAGGCGCAGGCCGCCAGCGAGCGGCTGGCCGGTAATCTCACCACCCTCCAGCAGGAAGCGGCCGAGCAGGGGCGGGACTGGAAGATGGATGCGCAGCAGCGCGCCCGGGAACGGGCGTTCTACGAGCGGCTCGGCCTCGATCCCGACCCGGGCAAACCCGAAGCCAGATCGCAGGCGAGCGCCGCTCCTCCAGCCGAGCCGGGCGACGAAGCCGAGGAAGAGGTCAACGGCCGCACCTCGGCGCGTCGGCATCCGGCCGGCATCCCGAGGATCTCCAGAAGGAAAACGGCATGAGGAACTATCCCGAAATCGCCAGTCGGATGTTCGGCACGCCGCTGATGCTGCATCCGTCGAAGGGCGACATCATTGCGCGGGCCTTCGGCCCGCGCGTGCTCGGCAGCCCGGATGCTCCGGCGCATGTCGCCGGTGGCGAGGAGATGGGGCTCCTTGGTGAGAAGCTTCGGAATGCGACCGACTGGGAGGGGGAGCGCATCTACCCTGGGCCGGATCTTGTCGCGTCCGGCATTGCGCTGATCGAGATCGAAGGATCGCTCGTCAACAAGGGCAAATGGATCGGCAAGTCCTGCGGCATGACCAGCTATGAGGGGATCAGCGCACAGGTCCAGGATTGCATCGAGCGCGACGACATCAAGGCCGTCGTGTTCGAAGTCGACAGCTACGGCGGCGAGGTGACCGGAGCCTTCGACTGCGCCGAGCAGATCTTCGAGCTTTCGCAGGCGAAGCCCACCATCGCGGTCCTCACCGATCATGCCTGTTCGGCCGGTTATCTGCTGGCATCGCCGTGCCGGCAGCTGGTCATTCCGCAGACCGGCATCTGCGGCTCTATTGGCGTCATCTCGATGCATGTCGACATGAGCGCGTGGCTCGCGAAAGAGGGCCTGAAGGTCACGATCCTGAAGGCCGGCGAGCACAAGGCCGACTTCAATCCCTATGAGGCCATCCCCGACGATGTGCTTCAGCAGGAACTCGCCGAGCTCGAAGAGCTTCGCGTCGAATTTGCAGCCACCGTCGCGCGGTACCGTGCCGGCCGGCTGACACAGCAATCCGCTCTCGCCACTGAGGCGCGGGTCTATCGCGGACAGAAGGCGGTTGATGCCGGCCTCGCCGACGCGGTTGCACGCCCTTCGCAGGTTCTCGAAGCCTTCGAAGCTGAACTGAGCCGGACAGCCGGCTAACCCCAACATCAACTGGAGACGACGAATGTCGAACTTGACGCGTAGCAGCGCGCTCACGCGGAGCGTGCTCGCCGCGATTAGCGGCAAGAAGGGCTCCCGGCTGGAAGACGAGCGGCCGGAAGACGAGGAAGTGCTCGAAACCGAGGAGGAGGACACCTCCGCCGAGGATACCCCTTCCGACCCGGAGAGCGAGACCGAGGAGGAGAACACCAGCGCCGAAACCGAGGAAGAAGAGACCGACGACGGCAAGACGTCGGCAAGCGCAATCCGCCGCGCCGAGCAGGGTCGTATACGCTCGATCCTCACCCACCCGAAGGCCGAGAACAATCCGGGCCTCGCCGCCGAGCTTGCCTTCGGCTCGAAGTTCTACTCGGCCAAGGAAGCGGGTGCGCTTCTCTCGTCTGCTTCCGCCGGCGGTTCGCGCCTCGCCGGTCGCATGGCCGGAAAGAGCCCGACGCTCGGCGCCGGCACACCGGGCGGCGGCAAGGCCACCGAGAAACAGGCGGTGATCTCCACCGTCCGCTCCACCATCCTGGCCCGCCACGGCCGTAACCGGAAGGATTCCTGATCATGGGAGAAGCCACCTTCGCCCCGAACGACCTGCTCGTCTCCGACGTGCCGGTCATCACCCGCAACGTCACCATCGTCAGCGGCCAGAATCTCAAGCGGGGTGCTGTCCTCGGCAACATCACCACATCGGACAAATACACCCTGTCCGCTTCGGCCGCGGCTGACGGCTCGCAGACGCCCGCCCTGGTGCTGGCGACCGATTGCGATGCATCCGCCGGTGACGTCGTCGCCGCGGTTTACGCGAGCGGCGCCTTCGATTCGACGAAACTCATTCTGGGCGCCGGACACACGGCCGCTACCGTCGAGGTCGCTTTCCGCAAGGCAGGCGCTCCCCTCTACGTGCGCGTCCTGAAGTAAGCCCGAGACCGAAAGGACACCACACATGGAAGAACTTCTTCTCTCCACCGCAGAACTCGTCGCGGTTCTGCCGCCCCGCGATCGCCCGGAAGCATTCCTGCGCGATCGCTATTTCTCGACCACGGTTCTTTCCGACATGGAACAGATCGTCTTCGACAAGATCCTGCCGGATCGCGAGCTTGCGCCGTTTGTCCATCCGGACGTGCCGGGCAAGGACTCGGCCAACCGCGGCTTCAAGGCGACCAGCTTCACGCCGGCTTACGTCAAGCCGCAGAACACGTTGCGACCGGGCGGCAACATGATCCGCATGCCGGGCGAGCCGATCGGCGGCCGCAACTCGCCGGCGCAGCGCTACGCCTACAATCTGGCGACGATCATCGACGACCAGGACCAGCGGATCACGCGGCGCGAGGAGTTCATGTGCTCGCAGGTTATCCGCACCGGTCAGGTGATCGTCGAGGGCGAGGACTATCCGACGCAGACCGTCAACTTCGGCCGCAATGCCGCGCTGACGATCGCACTCGCCGGCGCAGCGCGCTGGGGCGAAGCTGGCGTCGATCCGATGGACGATATCGAGGCGTGGGTGCAGCTGCTTTCCGATACCAGCGGCTTCACCGCCCGCGAGGTCCTGCTCGGGCCGGGCGCTGCGGGTCTCCTGAAGAAGTCGCCGCGCTTCCTCGAGGCGCTCGACAACCGGCGCCAGGATGGCGGCATCATGCAGCTGGGGCCGGTCAGCACCGGAGCGGAGAACAAGTATTACGCGGTTCTCGGCACCATCGGCGAGCTGACCTTCATCCAGTATTCGCAGCCCTACACAGTCGGCGGGGTGCGCAACAACTTCTGGCCGTCCATGGGCGTCGGGATCTTCGATCCCTTCGGTTTCATGGGCCACTTCGCTTACGGCGCCATCCTCGACAACGACGCGCTCCTGTCGATGGAGCGCTTCCCGGACATGTGGCGGGAACGGAACCCCTCGCGAACCATCGTCCAGACGCAGGCAGCACCGCTTCCGATCGCTCCGGAGCCGGACGCCAGCCTGTTCGCGCTGGTTCGCTAATCCCTTCCAACCCGTGTTCGTCCGCATGTCCGCCGGTTTCCAGCCGGCGGATATCAGGACTTGAAAGGACGCTCCGATGAGCAAGAAAACCGAGCAGTTCAATGTGACCGTGAAGGTCGGCAAGAAATCCTACGCGCCCGGCGAGCCAATTCCGGTCGGTACCGGCGGAATTACGGCCGAGGAAGCGGAGAATTTCCGCAAGAATTTCGGCGCCTTTACCGCCCGCCCCGAGGCTACGGCCGCGGCGCCCGTGCCTTCTGTGGATATCGACAAGCTTCGCGAGGCGATCGAGAAGCTCTCGGCCGACAACGACAAGCTTTCAGCCGACAATGACCGGCTGACGGCGGAGCGTGACAGCGCGATCGGCGATCGCAGCACGCTGCTAAAGCAGAACGAGCAGCTTGAGACCGACAATGCGACGCTGGCCGGCGAAGTCACCAAGCTTCAGGCCGAGATCGAAAAGCTGACGGCCCCGCAATGACGCCGCGTCCCGCCATGTTCGAACGGATGGGGCCGAAGTTCGCGAAAGCCTTTGGCAATGCCGACGCCGTGTTCACGGTGGACGGTGTCGCGAGGCCCGCCGTGCGGGTCATCCTGCGAGTGTGGCGGGAAACCGATCTGGCGGAGGAGCAGGAGCAAGCCGTCGAAGGCACCACCCATCTGCTCGCCGTGGCCGCTTCCGCAGTGCCCGGCCTCGCCAGCCAGCGCGATAGCGTCGCGATCGGCGGCGTCACCTACCGGGTCATCAACATCGACGACGATGCGCGGGCCATGCTCCGCATCTCGCTTGCCGGAGATATCTGATCATGAAGACACAGGAACAGGAATCTACGCCGGCCGTCGCGGTCGATCCGATGGAGGACCTCTGCCAGGCGCTGTTCTCGACGGAAGAGGGCGCAAAGAAGAAGGCCGCGCGCCAGACCGCCGGCGCCATGACGCAGCGGCCGTGGCCGCAGTTGCCGTCGCGGCTCCGATCGGCGGTCCGCTCCGACATCGGTCGCCTGCTCGATGGCGGCAAGGGGCGCGCGCAGATCCTCGAGGCCGGTTATTCCGCGGGCGTCGTGAACCAGGCGCTCCGCGACCTCGGTCGCTCGGTCGCCTGATATGCCGCATCTCCGCAGTCAGATCTTCGCGGCCGTTATCGCGCGCCTCTCGGCCATTCCGGAGTTGTCCGGTGTGGAAAGAGTGAAGCGCGGCCGCAAGGGCGCGATCCCGCAGGAAAAGCTGCCGGCGTTGACAGTCACCTGGGCCGACAGATCGGAGATCATGACGGTCCGACCCTCGTCAGGGCCAGCCGGCGAGGACGGTTATGATCGATCCCTGCCGCTCTCGATCGTCGTGCATCTGCGGGACGATGAGCCGGAAGAGGAATTCGATCGGCTTTGCGTGCTGATCGAGGCAGCGATGGCCTCGGACATGACTTTCGGCGCCCTCGCCATCGAGGCGTTGCTGCAGTCGGAACAGTTTTTTGTGAACCCGCAAACCGGCATCTCCCTGCTTGCCGGTTCGCTCAACTACCAGATCGCCTACAAGACGCTCGCCGCCAATCCGGAACAAGCTGCGCTCTAAACGCTCTGCATGCCGTTATCCCAAAACCGCTGCACACTTTTGGGCGGCATGCAGTAGCGCCACCACTCCCACCAGCACAAAGAGGACTTTGCCATGGCTCTCGGCCGTCAGCTTACGCTTGCCCGCTCGACCGGTGCAGGCGCCTTCACCCTAGCCTGCATCACCGAACAGCGATCCCTCGAGATCAACAACGAGGAAATCGACATCACCAAGCCGAGCTGCACCGATCCCGGCAGCAAGCTCACGCTGGCGCTGATGTACGGCATCCAGTCCATCCGCTTCAGCGGGCAGGGCGCCTTCGTCGATACTGTCACGATGAAGGCGGTGACCGCCGATGCCGTCAACCAGGTCATCACCGAGTATCAGGTCACGGTGCCAGGCGTCGGCACCTTCGAAGGCGACATGCTCGTCTCGATGACCTTCTCCGGCGACAAGACCAACGAGCTGCAGGCGGACATCCGTTGCGCCATGACCGGCGCGCTCACCTTCGTGCCGGCTGTCTAAGCGGAGAGTTCCATGTTGCCTGCCAACCCATTGCGCGGCGAGGTGGAGGTTCGCATCGGTTCGATCGACTTCCGCATCGCCGTGACCTTCTCCGGGCTCGCTCGCCTTTCGGACGCGATCGGCGCCCGCACGCTCGACGAGCTCTACGGCCGCCTTCTCGGCTTCGAGCCGAAGGCGGTCGCCTGCGCCGTCCGCTGCCTGATCGTCGCGGACGACGAGGATCAGATTTCGGCGCTTTCGGCGAGGATCCTCGACGACGGCAACATCTCGGCCGCCGACCAGCTCGCCTGGCGCGAGGCGGTCGAAAAGGCGCTCTCCGCGCACATTGCTGCCGGGACAGTGCGGCGGGACGAGCGGACCGCATCGCAGATTGCCGGAGACGCCGTCCTGGGAAAGCCCGTAAGCCCCTCCTGATCAGGGATCATCTCAAGTCGCTCTACCGTATCGCCACCAACCCGAAGATGCTCGGCTGGTCGCCGGAAATGTTCTGGAAGGCGACGGCGGCGGAATTCGAGATGACCGTGGAGGGGCTTTCCGGCAATGTCCGTGGCGGACCGTTTATTTCGCGCGAAGAGGTCCGGCGCATTGCCGCAGAGCATGGCGTTCGCCCATCGCTGAAGGGCAGTCCGAACGCGAGGACGATCGGCAGTTGATCAGCTTGGTTTCACCTAGTCGTCAGTCTTGGCAATAATGATGCCGAGCGCCGCGCCGACGACGCCGAGGCCGAAGGAAATGGCGCCGACAATCTCATTCATTGCAGATTTTGCTGCGAAAGCGACAAGTACGCCGCCGAATACCTGAAGAAGGCCTAACACAAAGATCGCGACCGCCACGTTTCCACTCCGCTGCTGTTGAACGCAACAAGTTGCACAGCGTGAGTGGAAGTCAACTGGTGGACGCGATCTTCTCCATAATTGAGGTCACCAATGAGCCGTCCCGACATTCCCGTCACGATCTCCGGTGATCCGAAGGGCTTCGAGTCCGCGCTTGCCCGGGTGCGGGCACTCTCGAAGTCGACGGCAACTGACGTCGTTGCATCCTTCGGCCGGATCAAGAACCTCGTGGCCGGCGGCGCCGGTCTCGTGACCGGGCTTGTCTCCGCCGCCAGCGTCACCGCATTGCGCGACGCAGCGAGCGCGATTGCCTCGATCGGCGACGAGGCGCGTCGGGCCGGCCTCGACGTCAAGAGCTTCCAGGAGCTCAAATATGTCGCCGAGCAGAACCGTGTCGGCGTCGACGCGCTGACCGACGGCATCAAGGAATTGAACCTTCGGGCCGACGAATTCATCGTCACCGGCGGCGGCTCGGCAGCAGAGGCCTTCCAGCGCCTCGGCTACTCGGCCGAGGACCTGAAGCAGAAGCTCGAAGATCCGGCTGATCTCTTCACCGAGATCATCGGTCGCCTGGGCGAGCTCGACAAGGCGGCACAGATCCGCATCATGGACGAGATCTTCGGCGGCGCGGGCGGCGAACAGTTCGTGCAGCTGATCGAGGCGGGTGAAGCGGGCATCCGCGACACCATCAGGGCCGCGAACGACCTGGGCATCGTTCTTGACGAGCAGATGATCCAGAAGGCTGCAGACGTCGACCGCAAGTTCAACATGCTTGCGACGACGGTCGGTACGAAGTTGAAATCCGCCATCGTCTCTGCTGCCGACAGTCTGGCGGAATTTATCGACGGTTTTCGCGATTTCCAGAACCAGATGAACAGCACGCTTCAGGGCAGGCAAGCCGAAATCGGCGAGCGTCGGCTCGAGATCGAGAATGAAATCCTCAAGAAGATGGAGGCGCAGGCTCGACAGGACGAGAAGCTCTCCGATGTCGCCAGGAAGCTTGGTTTTGAAAACAGTAAGAACGCCAACCTTGCCGGCTACACCGGGCAGATAGAAGCCCTGAAGGAAGAGAGCCGGAAACTCGCCGAAGAAGAGGCGAAGATCGTTAATATCCTGAGCGATCGCCTCAAGCCGATGAACCGCCCGGCCGAGAGGACCTGGACGCCGATCCCCACGGAAGAAAAAGGCGGCGGCCGGTCCAAGAAAGTCTCGGAAGCCGAGAAAGAAAAGAAGGCGATCGACGACGTGATCGCGTCGCTGCGCGAGGAGTTGGCGATCATCGGCCTCACCGACATCGAGCGGGAGCGGACGATTGCGCTGCGCGAGGCGGGTGTCGAGGCGACCTCGAAGGAAGGCCAGCAGATCTCGGCGCTCATTGATGAGAAATACCGCCAACTCGCGGCCGAGGAGGCTCTGGCCGAGCAGTATGAGCGGAGCGAAGAAGCGGCGGAGCGTATGGGGCAGGTCCTCGACGATCAGCTGATGCGCATCGTCGACGGCAGCTTCGATGCGAAGGAGGCAATCGCGGCGCTGCTGTCCGAGATCATCAATGTCCAGACGAACGGGAAAGGGCTCTTCGGCTCGCTGTTCAGCGAGATCTTCGGCGGTGGTAGTGGACTGAGCTCCAGCTTCGTGCCGACCACAACGCTCGGTGACTTCCTCGGCTATGGCGGTGCGCGCGCTGGCGGCGGTGATGTTTCTCCCGGGCGCATCTACCGGGTGAACGAATATGAGGACGAGTTCTTTGCTCCGACCAGCCACGGCCGGATCATCGCGCCGAGCAAAGTCCCGGGCGCGGCCGGTGAGGGAGGCGGGGAAGGCGGGCGCACCGTCGTTGAGCTCAGGCTGAGCAAGGAACTGGTCGCCAGCATCCTCGAGCAGGCGGGCGACCAGTCCGTGCGCATCGTGCGCAGCAACGAGGAAGCCCGGGCCAACTATCGCCAGAACGGCGGGGAAGATTTCTGATGGCGTTTCTCATTTCTCTCCCGAGCGTGGTTTACGGCCAGGTCGCGTTTGATCCGGTTCGCATCCGCGATACCAACCGCATGGAGGGCCGCCGCACCGAGACGGCCTATTCCGGCACGCCATATTGGGCCGCGTCCTATTCCGCATCGAAGCTGACCACGGCCGAGGCGGCGCTGTTCGACGCCTTCAACATGGACGCGAATGACGGCGGTGTAATCGCAGGCTACGATGCGCACCGGCCGCGGCCGATCGCCTATCAGGGCAGCAACCCGCTTTCCGGCGTGAAGGCGGGTGGCGGTGTATTTTCTGGCGACGCGGTGTTGCAGTCGATAACTGACGCCAACACCATCGTCGTCTCGGACCTGCCGGCCGGCTTTAAGCTCGCCCCTGGTGACTATGTCGAGGTGCGGAAATCGACCTTCGTGCGATCGCTGCACCGGATCACTCTTGCCGCGACAGCAAGCGCAGCGGGCGTCGTGACCCTGAAGATCCGCTTCGGTCTCGACCTGCAGGTGTTCACCCTGCCATGCAGCGTCCATTTCGAGAAGCCATCCTGCATCATGGAGATGGATGCGGGGAGCTTCAGCCTGCCGAAGACTTGGCCGAACTATAATGTGCAGTTTACCGCAACGGAGCTGTTCCTCTCATGAGCATGCTATCTCCCGAGGTCGAGGATCTGATTGAGGGCGGCGAATTCGCGCTGCTGGACCTGATCCGCTTCGATCTGCCCGGCAAAACCGTCGGCTATCACCGCGGCGGCCGCAAGTTCACCTACAATGGCTTGCTGTATCTGCCGAACCGGTATCTCCAGCCAGGTGACCTGGTGAGCGCCGTCGGCGTGGCCGTCACCACGCGCACCATCGTCTTCTCCAACATTCCGGTGGCCGATACCGAGGATGCGGTCGCGCGGATCGAGGAGTTCAACTACCAGAACGCGCCCGTCATCATCACCTCGCTCGCCGGCGAGCCGAACACGAGCAACGTCGTCGGGGTGCTGGTCTCGACCATCTACGAGATCGACCAGGTGCGCTACAACGAGGGCGCGGTTTCCGGCTCTGAGCGGACGCTGACGATGATGATCGATCTGCAACCGCCGGGACGATCGGCACGCGGCTCGACCGGCGTCAAGCGCTCGCAGGCCGAGCAGCAGTTCGACAATAATCCGACCGATACGGGCCTGGAGCACGTGGCGACGAACGCGACCATCCCCGAGGAATGGGGACAGGTGTCGCGCTGATCTCGATCTAGATAAGCTGCCTCCGCAGGCCGGAGAGGTCGATTGCGCTTCGGCGCGCTTCTCCGAGATCAGTGTCCACTTAAGCGTGGCGGACACTATGCACACCAGCATAGTGTCCGCCACGATTACGCCAAACGAACGGTTTCGATCGGCCCGATCGTATTTTCCAGAGCTGTTATGTCCGGGATTGTCAGACTGGCAAGAGCGCGGCGATGGTCTTCTGATAAAGATAGCGGCAACGCGGGCACGTCAAAACGTGCCCTTTAGCCCGAAGGAGACTGACATTGCCTCGAACGTGGCCCCGGCATAATCCTTGCGGAATTCAATTTCGCCTGTCGCGAAGTTGTGACGTTCCTTGTCCCCGCGGCTGTGAAACACCCGCTCGAACGAACCGGACAGATAAAGCGAAGCACCTGGCGTCACCGCATAGCTGACGGCGACATTGGCGCCGATTGTCGGTGCCGGAGACATGTCATCCGAAAAACGCAGGTTGCGCAGCCAATGGTCGTCGATGCTCTTGATGCCGAAGCTCAGACCGGTCTGAAGGCCGCCGCTGATGGTAAGATCGCCGAGGACGTGTTCGCCGCTCAGGCTGAGGAAGCCCACCGGAATTTTTTGCCGGTAGCTTACGCCTCTTTCCCAGTCTAGCAATTCCCAACGTTTATCGCGGAACGTTTTCTTCGTAGAGATGCCTGACCCGCCATAGGCGGTCCATTTGACGTCGGTATAGCGCATACCAGCGCCGACCGCGATACTGCTGGTGTCGTTGCCGTAGATGATCCGGTCCAACTCGATCGCTGCGGCGACATAGTGATCGAGTTCGGTAAGCGGGTGGATTGAGCGGTCGCTCCAGTCTTCGCGCTCGATGATCGTCCAGTCGTAGTCAACCAGGTGACCATTGCCGCCGGTGCCGACTTTGACGCTGCCCTTCAAGCTCCAGTCGTTGTCGATCTGCCCGTCGACGCCAACCGTGAAAAGAGTGACTCCTTTACTCTCCCAGTTCAACTGGCTGATCTTGTGGTCGCCGACATAGAAAAATTCCTGCGCCTTTATGTTGGCGAGGCCGATATCGCCGAAAACGACGACGTTGCCATCGTCGGAGGAAAACAGAGCGTTGTCTGCGGCGGCGAATGATGGGGCAGCGAACAGAAAACAGGAGATCGCTACGGATCTGATGGAGACGCGCTTCATAGCTGACCGCGTCTTTCGTACAACGCCTCCGTCTTGAGCCTGAGCTTCTTCGCCTCGGATCCCCTTCGTGTCAGACTTGCCCACTTGGCAAGCCACTGGTGTTGAGGGACTGGTGTCGTCCTGCCGTTGCGAGGCTGGCAGCTTCAACGCCTTTAGGGAATGGAAGTATTCGCAGACCATTTCGTTGTCCTTTGCTAGGAGAGTGATCGATTCGCGGAGACCGTGGAGAGCGCGGCCATTAGGCCTGCCAATGGATAATTGATAGCTGCGCCGCGCGTGCACGCGATCCAGAGTTCCTTGCCATGGCGCTGAATGCGCTTGGCGCGTTATCTCCTTTTCATAGAAGCGCCACCTACAGAATTCAAAACCCGAATCCTTCCATGAATTTGAACCTAGTCTAAATCATAGAGTATAGAACGGCTACGGAACGCTTAGGGGACAAAGCGGGTCCGCCTCCTGCCGTCCATACCACTCCTTCAGAGACATTCCATGAACCGCTTCCGCATCGTCGAGGCCACGCTTACGCGTGAGCTTGCGAAACCCTATGCCTATGGATCGGCCGATTGCTTCATGCTCGGCTGCGCCGTCATCGACGCGCTGACGGGCTCGGCACTCGCCGATACATACCGGGGCGCCTACCGCACGCTCGCCGGTGCGCAGCGGGCGCTGCGCCGGCGCGGGCACACGTCCCTGGTGAGCTTCTTCGCGGCCGAGATCGGCCAGCAGCCGAAGGGCGGAGCGGAAGCGCGGCTCGGCGATCTCGTCATCCTGAGTCTTGCCGACGGCGCCGAACATGTTGGCGTCTGCCTCGGCGCCCGTTTTGTCACCAAGACCGAACGCGGCCGCAGCGATCACGGCCTCGCCGACGTCATTGCAGCCTTTCATCTCGGATAATCCATCATGGCAATCTTTACAGGTATCGCCACGGCAATCGCCGGCGCGCTGTTCGGCGGCTCTGCGCTTGCCACCAGCCTGATCGGCGGCGCGCTGGCCTTCGGCGCTAAGTTTGCCGTGGGCAAGCTCACCCAGCAGAAACAGGGCAAGCAGAAGCACACGGCCGTCCAGGGCGAAATCCAGTTCGGCGGCGACGTGCCGGTCGGCACTCTCTACGGCGTCGGCAAGACCAAGGGGCAGCGCGCCTTCTATGCCAAGTGGGACAAAGGCAACAAGCGCAACGCCGAGGTCTTCATCCTCGCCAACGGCTGGTGCGACGGGCTCGAGCCCTACGTCTACATGTATGGCGAGAAGTACAATCTCGTGGCGCAGGCGACGATCGGCAACGAGGTCGCGCGTTACGGCGTCCAGGGCTTCATCGACGGCGACGGCAACAGCGCGATCTCGATCCGCTTCTATGACGGCCGCCCGGGACAGGGCGTCGATCAGCGCCTCGTCGATGTGACGGCCAACCTCGGCAATAAGTGGAAGGCGACCAGCAAGCTTTCGGGCATGTGCTATGTCGTCGTCGAGCGCTACTATCACCTCGAATTCTTCCGTGACGCCGGCAAGGGCAAGCCGGACATCGATTTCGTGCTGCGCGGGCTTCGCGAATACGACCCGCGCAAGGACTCGACGGTCGCCGGTGGTTCCGGGACGCAGCGGCTGAACACGCCGGCGACCTGGGTGCACACGAAGAACCCGGCCGTTCACCGGCTCAATTATCAGCTGGGGCTGCGTGCACTCGTCTCTGGCCGCACGCTGATCGGCGAGGGCAAGAGCCTCGGCCAGGTCGATCTTGCCACCTATTTCGTGGCGATGAACGTCTGCGATACGTTGCGGGCGAACGGCAAGAAGACCTATGAGTGCTCGCTCTTTGTCAGTGGCGATGACGATCACACCGAGGTGCTGAAGCAGTTTGATGACGCGATGGCCGGCTATGGATTGAACCGCCGCGGGCTTTCCGGCGTCATCCCGGGCGCACCGCAGATCCCGGTCAAGGATCTGACTGTAGCCGACATCCCGATCGACCGCGCCAAGGACGTGCAGTTCCGGCCATCGGCCTTCGAGCGCTTCAACCATCTCTCCGGCCAGTTCACCTCGATCGAGTCGATGTGGAACCCGGAAAGCCTGAAGCCGGTCTATGTGAATGCGGACATCGCCGCCGATGGTCGTAACCGGCAGACGAGCATCGATTTCCTGCAGGTGACCGATCCGGACATTGCGCAGTATCTGCTGAATATCCGCTATCGGCAGAACCGCATGGGCGGCAAGGCGACGGTTCCCGTCAGCCGTCGCTTTGGTCTGGCGGTGCAGGAAGGCGAGTGGATCACCTGGCGTGGCAAGAGCTGGCTGCTCAGTGAATGGCGGGCCGACGAGCGGCTGCGCATCACCCTGGTGCTCTCCGAAACCAGCGCTGAGATCTATGACGACGACGGCATCGAGCCCGGCCCAATCGTCGTGCCGCCGACGCCGCCGATCAATCCGTCGCTGCTCTCGACGGTGCAGAACTTCAATGTTGCCGTCGGCATGATCAACGGCGCGCAGGGCTATGACACGCCGGCGCTCGTCTTCACCTGGACGCCGCCGGACGATCCGACAATCACCGCCGTCCGCTTCGTCTATCAGATCGAGGGCACGACAGAGATCTTCGAGGATCAGTGCACCTCACCCGAGGACGGCAGCTTCCGCACCACGAAGAACGTCGTCTCCGGCAAGGTCTACAATGCCCGGGCGACGATCACGACTGTGCCCGACCGGCTGCGCACCTTCACGCCCTGGATGACGACGGCGCAGCCGACCGGTTTGCAGACGCTGCTGACCGGCTTGCAACAGCTGCAGGACGACGCGCTCAACCGCTTCAAGGAACTGCAGCAGGAGATGGACGAATTCTTCCGGCCGCGCCTGGTCGAGCTGCTGGATGCTTTCTCACTTGAGGGTGCTGTCGGACAGATCGAGCGCCAGCAGATCGTTGCCACCATAGGTGACGCGCTGGCGCAGATCACCGAAGAGCGGCGAGTGCGCGTCTCGGAGAACGAGGCGATGGCGCAGTTGCTCACGTATCTGCAGGCTAGCCTCGGCACTACAAATGCGCGGCTGATCACCGAGGAGACCGTGCGCGCAACGACGGACAGCGCCCTCGCAAGCTCGATCACGACACTCGACGCTGAAGTCGATGGCAACCTCGCCCGCTTGATCGCCGAGGAAACCGCTCGCGCAGACGGCGACGGGGCGCTTGCGAGCAGCATCAGCGGCGTGAGCGCCGACTTCAACGGCCGGTTCGCACAAGGGCTGGTGAAGTTCGAGGCGGTCGCGGCGCCGACTGGCGTTGATGCCCGTTTCTCGGTGTTGTTGCGGGCCGGGACCAACCAGAGCTTCAAGGTGTCGGGCTTCTATGTCGAGCTTTACACCGAAGGCGGTGTGCAGAAGTCGCGCATGGCCGTGCAGGCGGATCAGTTCCTCGTCACGTCAGGCAACAGCCGCCACTATCCGCTCGTCTTCGAAGACGGAGAGTTGAAGCTGGCCGTTGCCAACATCGGCACGGTCAATGCCGGTCTCCTTCAGTCCCTGAACGGCAAAATGAAAATCGACCTCAACAACGGCACGATCGAGATCTTCAGCTGATGACCAGGACTATGATTGGCGTCGACTCGACCGGCGCCGGCTGCATCAAGATCATGAAGAACGACGCCGACAATCCGCGAACCACGCCGGACAGCCAGCGGTCGAAGTTCCTCTATAACTCCAAATACGCTCTGAACGCGTCGATTGCGCATATCGAGCGGATCAATCAAATTAGCTCTGGGGGAAGTGTCCAATACAATTATTACCCGGCAGGGTCGAACGCGTCCAACTATCAGAAGATGGAAGGATCGGGCGGCGGGGAGTCGACATGGCTGTTCCGTAATTCCGCGTTCCCGAAATGCAAATACAATATGCCCCTGTTTGACGTGAAAGCCACACGGACGAACACCGGGCGTTTCAACCAGCAGCGAATTCAGCGCCGCTATTCAGGGAAATACTATAACGACCAAGGCGGCTATTTCTTTATGGGGAACTGGTATCAGGCCCCGTGGATGAAGAACTTTAGCGGCAGTGTCAGTCAATGGGGTGCTTTCCCCTACGGTACCTATGCCAAAATCACCACGTCAACGAATGACGATGCATACAACCGCTTCTTGTCACGTGATAAGCGGTTGATCGTCTGGAACCTGCCCGGCAATGAAGACCCGTCGCTGGAAGCGCCGCCCCTGGCTCCAAATGGATCGAAGAACATCATTCTCCGATCCGATAAGATGATCATCGCAAAGCCCGGCTACAACGCGGAGACGGCGAACGAATGGCAAGTTTCGTTCGACAGCCGCCGTGTGCCTGTGAAGGTCATTGCCGCTGCGGACATCGCAATTCCTGCCGGTGAATCCTTCTATGAGACGGGCATCACGCTGCCGGGAAACATCGCCCTTGATGTTCATTTTTACGAGGGATCAACGATCTACTACCCGTTCAATCCGAACATGAGCAACGGCCTGGGTGCGGATTATTGGTTCAGCGGCTCGCGAATTTATTTCAATTCGTCCGATACGATGCGCGCCCGGTTCATGCTCTACCTCGACGCAGGAGACCCGCCGACGAACGGCAGTAACCGCGTGCTAAGGGAATTCACGGAAGGCGGCCAAGACGTTGTGCAGTTCTTGCGCCCCGGTTCAGCCAACCCGCCATCATGGGCGGATATCATCATCGATACGCGCTGGCCTTGTGTGCAAATCATTGCGGAAGGCTATTTCAGTGTTGCGGTAGGAAGCCCGCTCCAAACCGTCATCAACTTTGACGCTTCCGGCATGTTCCCGATGGTCAAATACATGACCAAGCACGGGGCCGGGTCCGAAACGAGCGTTGGCAGTTGGACCGAGTCGATCAAGCTTCCGACCGTTCGTCAACGCGTTTACTCGACCAACAGCAATTTCGAGTGTGGTGATAGTTCCCATTGCCGCCTCACACAGACAAGCGCCACGTTTGTCACCCATCGCGGCCAGCCCGGCGATTACTACAACGATGCGGACGATCCCGGCACGTGGCGCACAGAAGGCGCCGATCACGTGCTCGGCATCCGCTACTACATTCTCGGCATTCCAGCTTAGGAACTCCTGACATGACGATACCCTACGTAACGGGCACGGTTTCCGTGACCGCCGGCAGCGCCGTTGTCACCGGCTCCGGGACCGCTTGGGCGACGGCACTGATTGCCGGCGGGATCTTCGGGCTCGACAGCAGCAACGGCAACCCGGTCCCGATCCTCTCCGTCGACAGCAACACGCAACTGACGCTGGCCAAGCCCTGGCGCGGCACCACGGCGGCCGGGCAGGGCTACTGGATTGTCCGCGATACGGCCTACCTGCAGCAGCAAACCGTCAATGCCCAGGCGCTCTCGACCTATATCCAGCGGCTCGACAATGGAACGCTTACTGCCCTGGCCGAGATTACCGGCGCGGCAAACCGCGTTCCGTATTTTACCAGTGCGCAAGCAATGTCTCTCGTCCCGTTGCAAAGCGGTCTCGGTGACGCGACCGCGAACGCGTTGATGAAGGTCGGAGCGTTCGGGCTTGGCGCTTTGAGCCTGCAGGGCGGTATGCCTTATCCGAACGTCATGCTGAATGACCTAACCAACGTGTACACGGGCTTTTATTACGTCTCGGCAAGCGCGGGCCAGGGCGGGCCGTTAGACCCTGCCGGAAGTTTCGGTTCGATGATCGTTCTCCGCCGCACTTCACAAATTGCTCATCAAATCATGACGACCAGCACGGTAGGTGACCCGCGCACATTTACGCGCGTGACCATTGATGGCGGGACCACGTGGGGCGCGTGGGTTGAAACTCTGACAACGAATGACGCAGGAGCACGGGGGCTTGCAATTCTAGCTGCGGCGACCGGTGACGACATGATAAACGCCGCCGAAACTTTATTTGGTGGTCGCGCCCCCGTGCCGTCTAGTGCCGGGTTGGGCTTAACGGACGGAGATTTTGACACTCTCGTTAAACCCGGCGTGTTTACCATCGCGGGGGCATTCGCGAATGGCCCCAGCGGTGCAGCGCCGTCTACATACACGGGACTAATTGCAATACACCGCCGGGTGTTCAATAACTCCACCTATCAAATGTTGTTCCTGAACAACTCGATATGGGTAAGGGCGCAAAACACTACCCCCACGTGGCTGTCATGGGAACGGTTGTCCCTTGCGTCTGAGTCCGCGCTATTGGCGGTTCAGAATACTTTTGCCGCGACACAATCCATAAACGCAGGTGGAAGTTATGTTCAATGGGCGCTAACGCGAAGCGGTGTTGTAGGGTCATATGAGGCGGGAACAAACTTTGTCGGTATCGGCTCCGCAAGCGATCACCCGTTAGTTTTTAAAGCAAACGCTCTAGAACGCGCTCGTTTTGAACCGACCAACGGCGATTTTCTTGTCGGGCTTACGTCCACTATCGACCCCGCAAGTGGTACGACCACGGGTTTTGCAATAAGGGGCAACACCGGCAGGGCGTGGCGCCGTGCATCGGGGTATAACCCGTTCTATCAGACACGTCTGGCCACCGATGGCGTGCTGCAAGAATTCTATCGGGAGCATACAGCAGTTGGTAGTATCTCCGTAACGTCCACGACCACGACGTACGCGACTTCATCCGATCATCGGTTGAAAAACGATGTTCAACCGATTGTTGAATTTTCGCTCACCCCGGAGCAATTCGACGTTCTCGATAATGCAGAACTCAAAATCATGGCGCTGCAGCCCGTGTTTCACAGGTGGAATGACGCGCCCGAAAAAGGGGTTGTGACCGGCTTTATCGCGCATGAGGCGCAGCAAATTGTACCGCATGCGGTCACGGGTGAAAAAGATGGCATGGTAGACATAGGGCGGGAAATCATCCCCGCCCACGATATCGAAGTAGAAGATACGGATAATGACGGTAAACCCGTAGCCAAGACTGTCACCATACCTGAGCAAATCAATGAAGGTGTGCGTGTAGATGGTCTAGCGGACGGTGCAACGTTTGAGAAAACCGGGGAAATGCCGGTTTATCAGACGATGGACTACGGTCTCATTACTGCGGACATTGTAGCGGCGCTGCAGTGCGTAATTTACAAGAACATGTTGCAGGGCGAAGAGATTGCTGTCCTGAAATCGGAGAAGGACGCTCTTGCCGAACGGCTCGCCCATATTGAGGCTGACCTTGGCCTTGCCTAAATCCATCCGAGCCTGGCGCATTCTTAATGCCGAGCTGCCGGCCTTTCAGTGGCCGCCACAGCTGTAGCGGTTGGGTCTCTCGCCCATTCGGCGACGGCAATTGCTGAACTGAGCAATATGGCTGGCACGGCTAGCGCGGCGAGGAACCTGATCACGCTCTTCCGATGAGCTCGCTTGGGGTCCCACTCGTAAGACATTGTGCTTGCCCTTCATGATCCGACCGACGGCCCCGGCTCAACCATATGGGCACGGTTTCCGTTGCTGGTCGAGTGAATTCCCGCATTCCCGCTAAGACGGGCTTAAATCCCAAACCCAAAGGAAAAATCAGATGGATAGAACCGTGCCCCCCGGCGCGGCGATCCTGCTCGACTTCATCCGTGAAACGGAAGTCGGGCGGAGCGACCGCGCATCCTATGACGTGATCTACGGCCACAATCAGGCCAAGCTGCCGCAGCCGCTGACGACCATGACCTATGGTGAGATCGTCGATGCGCAGGCGAAGTGGTCCAAGCGGTTCGGCTCCAGCGCGGCCGGCGGCTATCAGTTCATGCGGGCTACGCTGATCGATCTTGCGAAGCAGGTCACGTCGATCAGCGGAAAAGATGTCTTCACGCCCGATCTGCAGGACCGGCTCGCCTACAAGCTGCTCGTGCGCCGCGGCTACCCGGAGTTCATCGTTGGTAAGATCAGCCTCGTCCAGTTCGCAGAAAACCTGGCGAAGGAATGGGCTTCCTTTCCGGTTCTCGCCACCACGAAGGGCAGCGAGCGCGCGGTTAGGCGCGGGCAGTCTTATTATGCCGGCGACGGGCTGAATAAAGCGCTGGTGAGGCCGGAGAAGGTCGAGGCGGTGCTGCACGAGTTGCTTGGCGTAGCGCGCCGGCCGCACGAACCGGTAGAGGAACCGGAAGCTCGTCCCGTGCCTTCGCCCCGTCCGAAGCCGAAAGCGAAGCCGGTGCGCAAGTCCGGCCGGTTCTGGACATGGCTGCTGACGGCCGGCGGCACGATCGTGACTGGGCTGAAAGAACTGAACCTGGTCGTGCTCGACTGGCGGGTGCAGATCGCCATCCTCGTCGTCATCGTCGGTTTCGCTGTCTACGCGATCACCTCCATGCCGGCGGTGCGCGGCGCCCTGGGGCTGAAGTGATGGTCGGTTGGCCGAAGATCCTCGGCGGCGTGCTCGTGCTCGCCGCCATCACCTGGGTCATCGTCGAGACCCGCGAGGACGGGGCCCGATCTGCCAAAACCGCTATCGAAAGGCAGAACAATGATCGGCCAGCCGCGCTCATTCGAAGCGCAATGACTACGTCTCTTGCCTTGCTGCTGGCGGGCTGTGGAACTTCGGGGCCGGGGAGTGCGACGGCCCTCAGAAGCATCGTCGGGACTGACCTGATCGGCGCGCGCGGCGCGACGCCGGCAGATCAACGGAAGATCGACCGGACAGGCGTCGGCATCTGCGCCGCGGCGGTCTGGACCAAAGGGGAATGCGCTAGACACGGGGAAGGGCGCTGAATGTCGCAGAAATATTCGTCTCTGATCGAGCTGCTCAATGCCTGGTTTGGCGGCGCGGCAACGACCATGATCGGCGCGTTGGTCGGCCGGCTGATGTGGCACACAAATGAGGTCCGGAAGATGCGCCGGAAGTTCTTCGGAAAGGAGCTGCTCTGGGAAATGCCGATCGCCGTCGGCATGGCCTTCATCGGCGAGGCGCTGGCGTCATGGCTGACGCTCGAGCAACCGATGGCGACGGGCTTGATTGCCGCGCTCGCCTATCTCGGGCCGCGCGGGTCCGAGGTGCTGTTCATCCGGTGGCTTGCGACAAAGGTTGAAAATCGCTAGACGCTTTTGCTGATCGGGCTGATCTCGCTTCGTAGCCGTGCTCCTTTCCGATAGTTGCTAGTGCTGCAAGACCCGTGGCCTCAGTTTCACGGCTTGCAGCAGAGTATCGTCCAGGGGGTCAGTACGCGATCAAAAGGTTGGGCGCCTTCCTCGACGTCGCTTTATGGTTTACTCGCCATCTCCAAGGTGCCCACGAGCGGTGCCCTCGCGCAAAGAGACGCCGGCAAGAAGCCGGCGCCAATCATTATCGAAATTAGGCCTCGCAGAGATTGCAGTTGTAATTAATAGGCTTTGCCCAGTTTGTAGAGAAAGTTGTCATCGTTGAATGGTACGCCCTTGCCGAACTTATACTCGTTAAGCGCATCTCGCGCTGCCTGCGTCATGGCCTCCCAGCTGATTGCAGGCTGCGTCCCGCCAATTGTCCGAGTACCCGACAGTGAAGGGTTGAGTGGAAATGGGTTCCGTTGATAGGCGACCTTCGGATGTGTTCCTCTCATGTAGGGATCTGTGTCCCGGATGTAATGGTCATGGCTCGAGTAGCTGACCGCGATAACGTGTGACTGGCTTTTACAAGCATCGGTCCAGACGACGATATTTTGCCAGCCAGATCGGTGCCCCATGTTGCCGGGCCCGTCGACGTTCATCTCCTTGGGGTAGTACCAAGCGTACATGATGCCGCACCGGTCCCCGAAGAGCGTCGCTCTGACGTAGACCTGTCCAATGCTGCGGGCGCAATGGCCGTTCATCGCTCCCGACGGCGCCAGACCACCGCTGACGTTCCCATGAGCATCCACGGCGGGGAAAGGGACACAGCCGTTGAAGACCTTGAGAAAAGGCTGGAAGCTCTTGAGGAATTCGGAGACGTTCTCCTGAAATCCTACCACCTTATCGTGATCAATGACGTCAGCCGCGCGCGCCGGGATCGATAGTCCGCAAACAAAAACGAACATCAACACGGTTAGCAGCCTTCGCCCATTGAGTGAAGAGACGGGTATCATTTTGTTTCCTTTGCTGCTTTGAACCATTTCGGTTCGCAACATGAATGTCTCAACAGCATGCAAGCCCCGGGGGCTAAATCGTGCAACATCGTGCTTGGTCGCAGGGGTGAGAGCTGAAGGAAGGGCATTGCTCGCTGTTGAGCTACTTAGATGGAGATATGACCACACGGTTCAAGGAACAATCTGTCTCGAGGAGCCGATTACGGCCAACCTCGTCAGGCAAATACAAGAAAGTCAGCGTCACCGACGCTGACCCAGGCGACAAGGACGCTACAACGTGGTCGGGTGAACCCCGATGCAGCAAGCTGCATCGGGGAGCAGGAAGGAGTGGAATTTTTATTCCGGCGTTTCAAAGATTTCGAGCCGTTGGCCATCGACAGCGGCCACAGTGTAGGTTCGCGTCGACCACGCGGCGCCGCCGCAAGTCGATCCAAAAATGGAATATGTAAAACTGGTGCCAGGATGTAACCCCCCGAGGTCCATATGGGTCCCGTCAGCGGGGGTGAACTGCCGCGTTCCCGTCGGCAGGTAAAAGCGAAAACAACGGGTCACGTTCGTTCGGTTATAAGCCTTTACCATCGAGCAATGTGTACCATTATCATTGCATGGCTGATTTTGCGCAAAGGCAGGTGAGGAGATAGAGGCGGCGCCGAGCGCGACTAAACCTGCAGCGCCCGCAACAAACTGGGACTGTGAAGCGGCTATCGCTGCCAACAGCCCGAGCCCCGCCGCGAGCTGGGAAAACTTCGTCATATTCGATACTCCCTTTCCTCATACTGTGACGTAGAGAAGAGTCCCTTTGCAGGGATGTTCGGCATGAAGCCGGTGTTAAAAGGCGTGGCGAGCGCCATTTTCAGCGCCCTAACCCCGGACTCTGCAGGATCATTGGTCCTCCATTGAGTTGGACGTTGGTGAGCATTCGGATCAGTTAGAGATGCGCCGGTAAAAGGGGTTGATCGCTCGGGGTATCGAATGAGCCGAAGACCGGTGACTCAAGCCATCGCGTGCGAAATCCAGGAGCCGAGTGAGCCTCCATCGTAGATGTCGGCAACTTCACCACCCTTGAACATGGCAAGCACTGGGAAGTCGTCTACGCCATACTGCGTCGCGAAATCGCGGTTTTCCCCGATGTTGAGCTTGACGACCTTGACCTTGCCAGCAAGCTCGGTGGCGACTTGTTCGAGGATGGGTTCAACCAGCTCGAACGGCGGGCACCATTTTCCCCAGAAGTGGACGATGACTGCTTCGGGCGACTTCAGAACTTCTTCCGGGAAAGCGGAAACATCGCCATTCACAATAGCCGTGGGGCGCTCGGAAATGGTGGTGTTCATCTTCGGTGTTTGAACCGTCTTGGATATCCAGGAGCGGAGTTTCATCTCAATATTAGGTGGTGCGGCTCCGAGGAAAATGTCGTTGACTTCCCCACCCTTGAACATGGCAAACGTTGGGAAGCCGTATACGCCATACTGCTTCGCGAGCTCGGGGTTTTCAGTGTCGCTGACCTTGACGATCTTGACCTTGCCAGCAAGCGCGGTGGCGATTTCTTCGAGGAAAGGTGCAATTATCGCGCAGTGCCCGCACCCTTCGAACGAGAAGATGGCGATGACCGGTTCGGCCGGCTTCAGAACTTCTTCCGAGAAATTGGAAGTATCGACTTTAACAATAGCCGAGGGGTGCTCGTTGCGAGCGGTATCCATCGTGGTTCCTTTGTGTTCGAACCATTTTCGAAATCCAGGAGGGGAAGTGAGCCGCCTCCGACGTAGATGACTTCCCCACCCTTGAACATGGAAAGCGTTGGGATCGATGCGTTCTCCATACTGCCTCGCCAGCTAGGGCTTTCGTCGGTGTTGAGCTCGACTTGACCCCGCCGACAAGCTCGGTCGCCGCTTTGTTTCAGGATGGGTATAATAAGTCAACGTTCACAGCGACGTTCGTATTTCCCCCGCTGCCACCGCTGCGTCGAACAGGTCGCCCCGCTGCCGCAGGCACCTTCGGGCGGGGAGGGCACGGCCTGCAGGCGGCCACGGAACGCAACCCCCGTCTGGCGGCGCACAGCAATAGTCGTCAAAGTTAGCCGTCTAGCAACCACTCACTCGTAACTGGCGAGCGTTTTTGGCGACGCGTGGTCATTTACCCCGAGCGCTCCCCTGACGTGTGCGGACGAATCGACCTTTTTCGAGTTCTCGTGAGCCGCCATGCGCCAATCGTCTAGGTGGAGAGCTCGCATTGCCGTCATCGATCTGAGCGGGTAGGAAGCGCCAACTGCCGACGCAATGAGTGTCCTGTCTGGGACCGGGAGCAAAATGTCGGCAACTAATTCATTATACCGCAAAGCAGACGGAAGGCAGCAGCAGATGCCGTGACACATCCGCGATGGAATACAGTCGTTCCTTGCACAGGCCACACCTGAACGAGGGTTGCGCCCTGTCAAGAACCACTTCACGTTGCAATACTGGCGTTGTAAGTCGGTCAGGGCGCATCAATGGGAGCGTTTCGTGTCCAAGGAAAGGTGTGTTCACGCTCAGCGTACGACATCCGACATTGTGTCGGCTTTGGCGGGTTTACAACACGGCATTGTATGACTAAACGACTGAAACAAATGTACAACCCTTTCCTTGGCGCCGTCCTCTAGATTGGCATGAAGGTTGCGGCGGTGCGATGAGAGGGCTGCCGGACAGAGTGAAGAGATGGCTCGGCAAAATTGAAGGACGGGGGCGACTGGTTGCGATTGAACACGTTGTGCGCTGGCGGCCATGCGTCTGCGGCAAGGGCTTGGCCGCTCAAACGATGGGCGTTGCAGATGCCCATTGAGACGACGGTGGGTTTCGTCCTGTTCGTGATGGCATTCTTCGTCAGCGCAATGACTGCGAAAGGACACGAGACCAGCCTTGTCGGCATTTACCAGGGTTCGGAGCTAACCGCCACCGCCGATCATCTGGGACAAGGCGGATACGAGCTGTCGGATGGCACCCTGGTGTCTTTTGACAAGTGGTACCATAGCAATTGGACCGACATGCGATTTGAAATGTTGACGCAGCTGTCGGACGATTTCGGTATCCTGTGGGGCGCGAGCACCGGTCAGCGTGCCGAAAAGGTCCGAATCGAGCCGAGTGTGAAACTCGGCTTTATTTTGCAAAAGCGACCGACAGCATCCACGACGCTTTCTCTCACCGTCAGTTCAATTTTGGGCGGGAACCTGACGGAACGACCTTGCACAGCTGACTATGGTGCCATCAGCGGTGAGCAGAGTGTGAATTGCCGGCTGGCCGCGTCGCAATTGCGGCCCGCGGACACGTTGAAATACATGATAAACCTCGAGCCAAGCCGATTGAAAATCGATCTTCGGTTCACGGGTGAATTCTAGCGATGGTGAAAGGCAAGGCGGTACATTTCGTTGATGAAGAACAATCAGACAGGAGATTTTTTATGCACAAAACGCAATGGTTCCCGGTAGGTTTTGTTGCCGGTCTTGTAGCGTTGGCGGCACCCGGTTTCGCGGGTGATCTTGGTGCCGCTGTCAGCGGCAAAGGAACGACCGGTTCTCCAGCCGCGGAAAGCAGTAGCTCGGGCTGTCCACAAAATGCCGACGGCACATTTTGCTGGATGAGCCCGGATATTGGTCAAGCATGGGCATCAGGCTTTATCGGTTCCGGCGTATCGATAAATGTCTCAGATGACTTCAAGGGACAGCCAATTGATGGAGATCTCGGTCGCGGTACGCAGAGGCAGCGCCATGGGGATTGGGTCGCTCAAATTGCCGGCATGGTCGCCCCTGGCGCAAACATATTCAAGTATGATTATCTCGAGGAGTCTTCGATCGTGCTGCAGGACGGCCTGAATGTCATCAATGCGAGCTACGGCATGTGGGAGCCACTGAGCCAGCATCCGCGCGAGCAGGCGATCGTCGGTGCCGCCTGGGCGGGGACTGCCATCGTCACAAAGAGTGCCGACAACCACAGCCGCGAGGTAGGTCAGCCGCACGTAGGGGATTTCGATGAGCTAACCATCGGGCTGATCGGGGCGCCATCGGCAGTCTTTGTGGGTGCGCTGGAGCACAATGGCACTCCCGAGAACAAGGCACGGCTGGAGCCATACTCGAATTATGCCGGCTCAAACCCTGAGGTGCAGAACCACTTCCTGACCGTGGGTGTCGAGCGTGAAGAGATCGGCCAACGCGGCACGTCTTTCGCGGCACCTGTGGTTGCAGGCTATGCCGCCATCCTTGGCAGCAAGTTCACATCCGCAACACCGATACAGATTACTAATCAGCTGCTGGATACAGCCAGGACCGACACGCTCGTCAACTACAACCCGGCGGCTTACGGCCGCGGCGAGGCCAGCCTTTCGAGGGCGCTGGCACCCGTTTCGATCCACTAGACTGCCTCTCTACCCCGTGCGTCCGAACGTGGGTGGGTCGCGGCGCCCAGGCGGTGGATTGCCGTCTGTGCCGTCGCGGCTCCGGCCGGGGAACACGTTGCGATAGCTGGCGAACGCTCATCTGAACCCCCTGAACATCGGTCTCTGGTTCAGAGGTCGTTCTAGCTACAAGCTCCTGATCATCGACGAGCTGGGCTTTGTGCCGCTGTCAAAGACCGGCGGGGAATTACTGTTCGAACTGATCTCGCAACGCTACGAGCGGGGTGCCACCCTGATCACCAGTAATCTGCCTTTCGACGAATGGACGGAAACTCTGGGATCCGAGCGCCTGACCGGCGCGCTGCTCGATCGCATCACCCACCACGTCAACATCCTCGAGATGAACGGCGACAGCTATCGTCTCGCTCAAAGCCGCGCCCGCAAGGCTGGCTGAAACCCCTCTCCAGAAAGCGTCGCGCGCGCATGAGACCCCGCTCGGGCTACGCCCTCCCCGGGGGTCTCATGCGCGCGCGACAGTGGCCGACTTTTGCTCCGCCCCGTGCCTGTTTTTACTCCGCCGTTGATATATGGCCGAATTGGGTGCGCGTTCCGGACGTGGCTAGCGTAGCGGACGGACAGCTGACCTGATCGGTGAGCGATTGCCTGAGCACTCCCAGGTCGAGTGTCTTCTCACCCGATTAGAAGGCATGATAAACAAAGCCTATGGGCATCAAGAACTATCTGATCGAAGGCGGTTCCGGCACTGGAAAGACGTCTGTCGCTACAGAACTGGAGCGGCGGGGCTACGATGTCATCCATGGTGATCGGGTCTTAGCTTATGTCGGTGACCCCGAGACAGGCCAGGCACTCGCCGGACCACCCAAAGGCGCAGACCGCGTCGCTTGGCGATATGCGCACTGGATCTGGCCCGTTGACAAGGTCCGCGCTATTGCTGCCGACACCACCCACCCTGCCACATTCTTCTGTGGCGGCTCACGCAATTCCCGAAAATTTCTGCACCTGGTCGACAAGGTATTCGTGCTCTACATCGACGTAGAGACGTTGAACCGAAGATTAGATGAACGGCCGCATGACTTTGGGTTTAAACGGGCCGAGCGGGCACTGGTACTCCGCTACCATCGTACTCGGGAGTATCTTCCTGCCGGCATCACCATCGACACGGCAAATACCGTCGCACGTGTGGTCGACGATATCCTCGCTCACCTCACCTGAAGCCTGAGCGATTGGTGAACGGAAGGAAGCACCAGGTTATGGCGGGAAAAATCGAAGCCGCTTGAACCGGTCACTATGCATCGTCACTTCATAGCCGACCGGCAGCTTTCAGCGACCCTGCCGCCGGAAACCGATCTGCCGCCGGAGCGATTGAACGATGTCGCGGGCGAAGAGCGTGGCGCTATACGGGTCGCGGCGGCGGCGTTGGCCTTTGGCGGCGAGACCGTTCAGCACCGGACGACCGTCCATCGCGAAACGGATGAAGATCGCGCCTTCGACATCGTATGAAAATGGCTCGTCCATCCCTCGGCTCTAGCAGCGGGAAGAGGTGAGAGCAATGTAGCGCGGCAGAAAGGGGCTATAGCGGCGCACACGCGCGAAAACGCGCTGCGCGCGCCCCATGCCGCAATAACTCTAATTATCTGACCTGTTTCACTACATCTGAGTTGTTGACAGCCGCAACAGCTTCACTTCCATCAGCCAGCGCCACGCCGACGACCGGCCCGCCGGAAGCGAAGGCAGTAAGAGCAGGGCCCGGTCGCGCACGTCGACCAGCCGATCGCCAGCGCAAGCCTGCAGGAGCTCTCGCAGGATATCGGTTGTCACAGCGCGTCTGCTCTTCCGTAGCCGCGGCCGATTGCTTCCCTTGAATGCCAGCCTTGGGCGCGCCTTTCAGTGGCGGGCGCCGAAGGCGCCGGTGAGACCACGCCAGCGAGTCAGGATCGACCAGGAGGTCAGCCGCCGCCGGGGCCGTGCCCGGCGGCGGTCCGTCGGCCCTCAGCAGGCCCTCGGCACGTAATCCGACCTCGACAAGCCATGGGCCGGATCCTCGGCGCGCTTCACCGGATCCCACTGGGATGGGCAACGAATTTCAACAGCAATGACTTGGGCGCTGGCTAGGCCTCGAGGTGGCCTCGAGGTCGGAGGCGAGCGCCCTGAGAGTATTCTCGCCCGTGCCTTCCGCGGCAAGGTGCTTCAGTGTCGCTGCATCATCGTCTGTGAGCAGTGCGGCGAGCTGGTCGCGGACCGCGAATGGAATGATGCGTCGAGTGCGTCGAGTTCTTCGGCACAGCCGGCGATCGATGTCGACGCCACGATCGTCATCGCGGCAGCCCGTCTTCGTCATAGAGATCATCGTGCGCCGACGTCATGTCATGTTTCTGCCTCGGAATTCCTTCCGCAGCGCGCAAATCGCCTCGACCGAAGAGACTTTTCCACCCTCGACCAGTTTGCTGGCCGGGTGCGGCGATCTTTTAGGCGGTGCACGGCTCGGCCCCGGAAATGCGGGAAAGGTGTCGCCAATCCCACCGCAATGCCTCCGGCTGCCTTATGCTTGACCATGTCGGCGAAGGCGAGAAGGCGACAGCTATCCGCAGTTGACATGCCTGTTCCTCCATGCCGGCGTCGAGCGGATGACTGCCGGCGCCTATACGACATAGTCCGTCGCCTCGTCAAATCAACGACACAGATTGTTCCTTCTGGGTCAATTTCCAGATCTAACTATCTGAAAGAAAGCCATTAGCATCATTTTAGTCGCTCCTGCGGCCTGGCACGACTTTTGCACGATCACCCCTGGAGACGCATTCATTACAACGGTTTGAAGCACGTAAGGAAGAGGACGATGAAATGAGCGGCGGAAGAATTGCTACGGTTTTTGCCATATGCACGTCGTTATTACTCGGAAATCTGGCTCTGCCGCAGGGCCTCTCCTACACTCCGGTGCCATCCGGCTTTGACTTCCCGGCAGATGAGCGCGTCTTGCTGGACGCCGTCAGTAGGGGCGATGAGGAACAATTGCGCACGCATGCGTGGACGGTATTTGCAGGATTGACGCAAAAAACTCGGCAGAACGATCCGAACAGTGAAGCAGTCTGGGAAACCTGGTACACGGGGGATGAGGTTTTCTCTGCAGAAACGGGCGTACAAAAAGGTCTCAGATCTCTGAAGAGAGATCTCGTCGCGCCACGTCAATTCTCCCCGCATGGCGGTGCACATTTGAAAGCGGCCGGAGAGTCCCAACTATCATCCACCCTGTTCAATCAAGAGCTGAAGGATCATACCCGGTCGGAGAAGTTGCAGCTTCATAGAACGATGAAAGCCATCAACGACGGCTGGCCAGCGCAAACCCCGGTCGAAAACCGGAAGGTGAAGGATTATCCACGCGGCGCAATGTCGCTCAAATTGGTGTGGATGCCAGTGGCGAAGAACGGCATGACCGCGATCCCTACTTGGGACGAAATGCCAGTGACGGACGTTGCCGGGGCTTTCCCCCCGTCATCCTGGAAACGTCGGGTTGCCGTGGATCCGAGCCGAAGTTCCGTTCCCGAGGGCGAACTAACCGATCTGCCGGGATTTCCCGGATCAAGGGTTGTCCCGCTCACCGCGTTTCATCACTTCAAACTCGACGCTGAACAAGCAGCGAGGTTCGGCCGCGACGAAGGCGACTATGCTGTCTTGGTGGGCATGCACTACACAACCAAGGAGATCCCAAATTGGTTTTGGGCTACGTTTTGGTGGCATGACAGGCCGAACGACGGGCCCTATGCAGCGGACCGGCTCGATGACACCAAGATCAGGGGACCCTGGCGAAATTACCTGATGGATATCGCCTATGACATGGATCTTCCCAAAGAGACAAACGGCACGCCCAACGCCGTCTTCAACCCTTGGCTCGAGGCCCACTTTGAAAACGGCGTCAATTCGAACTGTATGACCTGCCACCAACGTGCCATCTGGACTGAACCGGACGCCACTTTCCTTCCCATCACAAGGGGGGCTGCGCCTGCAAATGATCCCATCTTTCGAAACAGCACAAAGGTAGATTTTCTCTGGTCACTGCCGCTTGAAGGGAACAATTGATTGCGCGGACAACCAAGGTGAGACTCAGCGTCAATCAGGATGAGACTCGGCGGCGGGGGTGTGAACAAGGGAGGGCGTAGCCCGACCGGAGTTACACCCGGCTGTTGTGCGCGTCAACGTCACCTTCGAGCGCGGTCTGCTCAGGGCAATCGACGAGGCGGCGAAGGATCGCTCTCTGACCCGCTCGGCCTTTCTGGCCAATGCCGCGCGCCGCGAGATCGAAGGCGCGCACTAACACAATCTATTTCAAATAGATGGCGCGATTTTAATCCCCGACCAGCTACGGCAGACCGCCGCAGTTATTAGAAAACCCGCACGAGACGATACGGGACGCGGCGAGAAAACCCGAGAACAAATAGGGAAACGAGCGTTAGAAAACCTGAAACGTTTCAAAACGTTAATTGGGCCCTCCGGGACCACCACTACTGTTTCGCTGGGGCGACGATGTCCAACCACTTCCAGCCCTCGTACTTGTCACCGCGCTGCTTGATGTGAGAGTAGCGTTTCAGCGAATTCCAGGAGCGGTGGCCGGAGACGGTGGCGACGTGGGGAATATTCCAGCCAAGCTCAAACAGTCGCGAAACGCCTTCGTGACGCAGATCGTGGAAATGCAGATCCTCGATCCCAAGAAGGCTGCACGCTCTGGTAAAGGACGCGCTGACGCTCCTCGCCTCGTAGGGGAAGATTTCTTTTACCTTGGTGCGTGGCATAGCAGCGATTATGCGAATTGCTTCCGGCGGTAGATCGCACCACACGTCGTTACCGATCTTCTCGCCTGGATTCTTCATGTCCCTGACGAGCACGCGCTTGTTTTCGTCCTCATAGTCGGACCAGGTGATGCGGGAAATCTCCTCCTGACGGCGGGTCGAGAAAATCGCGAAGGCGATCAGCCGGCGCATGGGAATGTGTGCGGCGTAGCGGCTCTCGCGATCGCTGTAATGCTCCATCAGCTTCCCAAGCTCCTCGAGCGTGGGGCGACGGTCGCGCTGCGTTGATTTCGCTATCAGGCCTAGACGCTTCAGCACAACCTGGGCGTCCTCCATCGCCGAATAGTCCAGATCGATCTTCCACGCCGGCCGAGCGATTGCGAAAATGCTGGACAGGTGCGAAATGTAGTTGCCGACCGTCTGGGGCTGTCGCCCGTGAGAGAGCTCCGTGGCGAACTTGACGATGTCGGCGCTCTCAATTTCCTTGCATGCCATGTTGGCGATTTCGAACTCGTCCTTGATCTTGGCGAGCACCTGCGCCTTGGTCCGGCCGATCTTTTTCTTGCTCTCTTTGATATAGCGATCGATGGCGTGGGCGAGGGTGGAATTCTCTTTCAGGCGGTCGATGGCGCCCGGTTCCCTTAGCTCGGTTTCCCTCTTCTTTATCCAAGCGGTTGCCACTGCCTTGCGCTCGAACGTCTGTGATTCCGAATGGACGACCACCTTATCTCGCTTTAAGCGGATCTGCGCTGTATAAGATTTCTTCCCGTTCTTGCATTTTCGCTCGGTTATCGTGCCCAT